TTAGTAATTAAAAGTTTCGTTTATTGAATGTTCTTTCATATAAATAAAATATTCTTTATCTCTTTCTATTACCATATTAAAAAAATCAGAATTACAGTATTTTTTTAAATTATGATAATGTTTCTCTTTCTCAATATTTATATTATTAATCATAGATATAAAATCTTCATTATTAATAATGACATCTGTATTATCATCAAATGCTTCATTTATCTTTTTTAAAGCTTTTACTTTTCGCTTATAAAATTCTGATTTATCATTTTTTGAGCTGAAATAATATTTATAATTAAGAACAGCATCACAAACATTAATGATTGCATAGTAACGTTTTTGGTTGTATAGTGTAATACATAATCTCGTAGCAGCATACCCTGTATTATGCCCTAATAATAACGCTCTTCTTGCAAAGAAGATAACTTTATCATTATTATGTAATTTTTTATACAAATCCATCATGTTTATACAAATCTGCATATCATTTGGATTTTTCTTAAATAACCTATTACCTAAATCAGCTGCTTTCTCATATTCCTTTTTGCTTATAAGGTGAGAAAGATATATCCAATGTTCTTTTCCTCCTAATGTTGGGCAGCCGAGTTGTATTTGCTTATTCATATTATAATATTTTGCAATCTTATAGTTTACATTTCGTATTAATAGATATTAAAAACACATTACACAACAAAATTAATTGTATTTTCTCTTGTAAGACAACCTTTTTGATTGTATTTTTGCAATGTGTTTTAAAACAAGTTACTAAACTTATTACAAAACATATTGCAAATATAAGCATTAAACTTATGTAAGCAAACATTACTAACAACAAATTTAAAACTCAACAGCAATGTTACAGAAAGAATTTGAACAACTGACAGGTATCAAGGTTTCAGAAGAAGATTTTGAAACAATTAACGAGATGTATATTGAAGCTGGTAACATGGACAAGAAGTCATTTTGCGAGGCTTATAAGAAAGGAGATTTTCTTTCAGTCGTACCTACTATTATAGAAACAGTTAAGCGCACAGCGAATTTCGAAGGCTATCAAGAAGGGCAGGATGAAATACACGATTTGAAAATGCAAATCGCTGCAAAGGATGAGGTTATCCGTGCAAAGGATGAGGTTATCCGTGAAAAGGACGAGCTACTTCAAGCACAACTTGAAGATATTAAAAAAGCTATCAAGGAATACATGAACCTTGGACAGTACGATAAAGTACTTGCCTTCAAGCCGCTTTTTTTGATAAAAGGTGACGAAACGGGTTGGGTTGCAATTCTTTGCAATATAGCAAGAAGTAACGATTAAAATAAACTCTATTTCATACTAACTGTGTTGTGTACGCGGTTCGGGAGAATAGCTACACAAAAGATTGCGATAGGTGGTTAAATGGATAGGCCATAGATATAGCTTTGTAGTTAGCCGACAAGTTGAATATTAGGACATTAAGCGGTTCGATTCCGCTCGCAATCACAAATAATAAAACTCAAAGAAAATGGCAAACTTAACATTACAAAGAAACGATGACGAAGTTAAAACCTTCGCTATTTCGTCCGAAGAAGAAGAAAACATTAGCAACATTGGGCAAGACGAAATCGTAGGTGTTATACTTGACGAGCTCCAACGTTGCAGCTATGGTATCCCACAAGAATATCTTACTAAAGACACTTGCGATGACATAGCTATGTGGTTGTTTGATGATGACGCTACTAAATTTTACGTAATTGAATATTAATCAAAGTACAGATAAAAATCTTTTACAACCAATTATGAAATGGGTTAACATGACAGTTGTTTTGTTGCTATTTGCAACAGCAACAACAATGCTCTACATAGGCAACGTATGTAACGAATATCAATCAATACATAAAGTTATATGTACACTTTCAATACCTGTTTATATAGCTTCTTATGTGATTGGTATTGCGATGTATAACGAGAAGTTATTGCCCGATGTAATTCAGGATTTTATTAAGAACATTTTAAAAGAAAATTAATTATGAGTGCAAGATTAAAAACGGATAATCAACTGAAGACAGAAGCCATGCATAAAAAGGTTATCAATGAATATCTTTCTGTTAAGAAGGAACACCCAGAAGTATCGGCATGGCGATGCATGGTGTACGTTGCCGACAAACAAGGCATAACAGGTCAAGGAGTGCGCCAGATCTTAACAAGACATGGCATTTACAAAACTAAAAGCAAACAACAAACAATGGAAATATGAAACTATTCTTAGCAAAAGATACTGGCGGCATGTTCTTGTATGATAGTAAACCCATTTGGGATAAAAAAACGAGTGAATTTTATCCTAAAACGGCTTACACAAATTACGAATTAACAAGAATGTTTGATAACAATCTTCTCAAAATTGGAGAATGCATCGAAATTGAAATAAAGTTGTAATCCATTGCTCCAAAAGGAGCAAAAGTCAACGAAGGTTCAACGCAAAATCCATGATTGAGTTTAAAGTTAGTAATGTTGCTTATTTATCGCGTTCGAGGGTTCGATTCCTTCGGTTGGCACAAATGTATTAACCACTCAAAAAAACAAAACAAAATGGACAATCCTGTAGTACAAACAACACAGCAAGAGCAAGAAATAAAACTCCTGCAAATTAAAAGAGAAGCCGATTTTGATTTAACTCCTATCGGGCAACAAGTTAAGCAATTCGAAGCAACTATGCGAATTGCACGTATGTATGCTGTTTCTTCTTTTATCCCCGACTCATACAAGTTTAAGAACAAGCAGCCACTTGATGCACAATCTGTAATCGCGAATTGCACGATTGCACTTGAGATGGCAACACGTATGCAAGCTAATCCACTCATGGTGATGCAGAACTTGTATATCGTACATGGGCAACCCTCATTCAGTAGCAAGTTCTTGATTGCGTGTATCAACGCGAGCAAACGTTTTTCGCCATTGCGTTACGAATTTAAAGGCGAAGAAGGCACAGATGAATATGGTTGTCGTGCAATTGCTTATGAAGCAGCAGACACGAAACACAAAGAACCACTTTGCGGTGATTGGATTACCATGAAAATGGCAAAGGCAGAAGGCTGGACCACAAAGACAGGTAACAAGTGGCTAACAATGCCAAGTCAAATGTTACGATACAGAGCTGCTGCATTCTGGCAACGCGTGTATTGTCCAGAAATCAGCATGGGACTGATGACAACAGAAGAAATCAACGACCAATATGCAGAAGTTGTTGAGGTACGCGAAAATCCAAAGCAAGTTGTTGATGTACCGACAGACGAAATTGGACGGCCTTCATTGACAGCGGTTGCTGAACAAGCGCAAAAGGCGCAACAAATAGAAAAGCAAGAACAAAAAGAGCAAAAGTCATTCGGAATAGAAGAATGGCAAATGATAAAAAAGGAACATAACGAAGTAATATTACTTGTTAACTATGGCGCTTATTATGAGGCATACGAACAAGATGCCGAAACCGTTGCACAAGTGCTGGACAACATCGAGACCCATACAAGTGATAAAGGTTTTACTAAGGCAGTTAGTATTCCAAAATCATATTTACAGACTGTTTTACCAACTATAATACGAAGTGGTAACAGAATTGCAATACATGACTTTAAAACGAATAACGATGTACGACAACAACAATCAGAATAACATAGAATGGTATCGCTCGCGATTGGGCTATATAACAGGTAGTGCGGTTGGCAACATTATGGGGACACCGCGAAGTAAATCAGAAGAGTGGACAACAACTGCTCAGTCTTACCTGAATGTAATTGCATTTGAGCGCACATTAAATCCTATCGTTGTGCAAAACGATGACCTTTTCAGTGAGTATTTATCAATAACAGAAGTACATAGCAAAATACTTGATTGGGGACACACAATGGAAGGTGAAGCAGCACACCTATTCGCTAATACCTACAACAAGAAGTATGGCGATGGTTCTAACACACCGATTGAGTTAGACGAGCCACCATCAGTCAAGAGCGATAGTCTGCCGAACTTCTCAAGCTCGCCTGACAGAATGTACTACGACAACGAAGCAAAAGCCTTCTACGCGATTGAGATTAAATGCCCGTTAGCGCAAAATTTCATCAAGTTCGTCAAGAATGTATTCACACAAGACACTTACGAGGAAAAACTTGCTGGACTGAAGAAAGCAGAAGCGAACTACTATTGGCAGTGCTTCGCTCACATGGCTGTCACAGGAGCAACTAAAACGTACTTCGTAGTGTACAACCCATTCATGCGAAAGCCATTGTATTCGCTCGAGATTATGCGTGACGAGGACGTTATACGAGAGCTGAATGACAAGGTAATAAAAGCGGACAAATACGTTTGCAGCCTTGTTGATAAAATAATGAATGCAAACTAATAATCAATGAGCCATGACACAGACATTCGTATCAATACCGCTGGAAGACTGGCAGCGTGTTGTATCAATACTTGAACGAGTTGAAGAACGTCTTAAACCACAAGACGAGTGGATAGGGACAAAGGAGGCTTGCAAAATGCTCGGCATAACTCCGAACACATGGGTAAGCTACCGCAAGAAATTCAACATTCAGTGTTCTCAGATTGGGCGCAATGTACTGGTCATGCGCTCACAAATTGAGAACTTGTTAAAACAGCGTGAATTATGATGTATATAGAAAATATAACACACGCGTTCGAGAAGCGCAGAAAGCGCAATATAATTGCGGCAGAAGCGTATATCGAAACAGTAGTGAACAGTCTACTTAATAACTAACAACAAAAGGTAGCAGCATGGTATTTCTGTCGATACATGACGATGTATCATTCTTTCCTCCTTTCGCTTTAAGTTCCGTGTTGCTGCCTTTTTAAAAACAAAACAATGAAGAATAAAGAACAATGTTTCGTGTTTTACGAACGCTGGCATACGCAATTACAGCGTTTACCACCCGAAGAAAAATTGCAAATGTATGAAGCGATTTGCAAGTATGCTTTTGGACTTGAAACAGACGAAATGGCTTACTATCTTGAATCGTTAATGGATAATATTCGCCTTGCTATTGATAATGATAAAGAAAAGCAAGAAGAATTTATAGAAAAACGAAAAAATGCAGCAAATAAAAGGTGGCAAAAAGAAAATAAAATGCATACAGATATAATGCAAGGTAATGCAGAGCAATGCGAAGCAATGCAAGGTAATGCAGAGCAATGCGAAGCAATGCAAGGTAATGCAGAGCAATGCGAAGCAATGCAAGGTAATGCAGAGCAATGCAATAATAAAAATAAAAACAAGAATAAAAATAAAAATAAAAACAAGAATAAAAATGACGATGATGATGAATCATCATCTATGGCATCGTCATCGTCATCACCGACATCGAAAGAAGATGATTTTTCGTTTTTAAGAAATGAAGTTGAAGAATTACGGCACGATAACTCGTGGTTAGAAATAGTTGCGATTCAATTCCATTTAACGAAAATGGACGTAATCCAAAAAACAAACGATTTCGAAACGAATTGCATAATGAATGGGCAAAAGAACCATAACGGCACTGCCGATGTCAAAACTCACTTTTGCAATTGGTTGAGAATTAACCTAAGACAAAATAATCATGCAAGCAATTACAACCGACTTAGTCAAGATGAACTTGAACGGCAAAAGCGCGATGCAGAGTTTGCCGAATACGCAAGAAAAAAAATGCTCTCTGACGACCAAACAGATGAACTTCCTTTCTCAATACAAAACGTCTGAACAACTTATGACGGTTTATAACCCCAGTATGCAAGCAACATGCGCAAAACAAAAAGAACGTTGTGTTACAGGTAATAGTCCAACGCTTGTTGATTTTAAACGCATATTTGGAGATAACAAAGCTGAATTGTGGCTTGCAATACAAATCAAGGATTTTTCTGAATATACGGGGGTAAAAAAGAAACTCACTACATTTCAAATTGAAGATACTGCAAGAGTTATTCTTTCGGATTTCTTCTTTTTAAAAATGTCAGAGATACTTCTTTTTTTCGCTTACATCAAAGGAGGACGGTACGAGCGTTTTTATGGCGCGGTTGACCCACTTGTAATAACATCTTCACTCAGAATGTTTCTGCGCGATAGAGCGAAAATAATCGAACAACACGAAACAGAAGAGCAAGAACGAAAAAGACAAGCAGAAGCAAAAGAACGAGAAAGTGCCGAAACGATGAATATCGAAGAATGGAAACGATATAAACCTTATTTCGAACAAGGTTTGTCAATTCAAGAATGGAAACAAATGCAAAACAACGCGTAAAACTGCCTTTATTTTAAGCCTAACGCAATTTCATGTTGCATACGCATAAGTTATAAGGTTAAACAAAAATGAACGCCTAAAACGCAAAAAAATGAATTGGACAAAAGAACAAGAACAAGCATTGATAAGATGCTATCCAGAATGTACAATGGAAGAACTTGTCATTTTGCTTGATATGCCAGCTCACGCGATACGCAATAAAGCGGCAAAACTAAAATTAAAAAAAAACGAAGATTTACTTATGCATATCAAGAGCCAACAAGGTAAGCGAAATGCGAAACACTTGCATACAGAAACGGCAAAGGAACGCATGAAGCAAAGCATTCGCAATATGGTGAAACTTGAAAAGTTGAGAATCAAGTATAACTTGCCACGTAAAACGAGAAAAATTCTCACATTGATGTCTCCTCGCGAATGTAGGCAAAAAGCGCGTAGGCTTTATTATTTGCGCCTTAAAGGGTACGAAACTGATTGTAATAGCAATATAATCTACTACAACAACGAAACAAAACGTTCGACAAAAACAGAAAAAACCTATACGAAGTTAGGGTACATTTTTAAGCAGAAAAATGAATAAATTCAACAAACTCTACATAACGGATGACAACCCCTACAAAAGATTTGTCTTAACCCAACAGGGCGAAGCGTATTTCAGGAAGTATTTCCCAATAACAGATAACGATACAATAGCTCAGAATTTAGGTTGCTCAAAGAGAGCGGTAGTAAAATTTGCACAGACATTGGGAATAAAGAAAGATGCTACATATATCAGTCAATGTTGTCGACACGCTGCAAAATGCGTATCACAACGTGATTTTGAAAAATTCCTCGCTGGCGGCAGAAAATTCCATAAGACGAAAAAGTGGCAGGAAATGATGCAGACAATACAAGAAAAGGTTAGAAGAACAAGACGAATGGAATACATAAGATTGTTAAATGGTGATAGCCAAAGAACAAGGATTCGATTCCGTGAGCCTTATAGCGCAAAACGAAAATGGTATCGTACAGCAATGAAGCGAAGGCATTATATACCCGAAACTGCAAAATATACTCTTGTGTTCTATTACACAGATGACACGAAACGAAATCTTGAAGTTGAAAACAAAGCACGCAAGGTAGGTTTCACATTTCACCCCTTTAGATGAGATACACGAAAGTTACAATCTTTTGGAAATGCAACAGGGCCACGCGTTACAAGATTTGCAATCGTTTCGGCATTAATCCCGAGTACGTTAATGTAGGTGGCGAAACACTAACTGCAATCCTAACAGAAGATTTACCACTCCTACAAGAGTGCGAAAACAGAAACTTTCTAAAAATTAGAAACAAATGAAAGATATTGGAATTTTTAACGATAGTTTTCAAAACTACAAATCATATCAGATACCTAAAGCGCAGCTCATTCTGACAGACGTACCATATAATTTGGCGAATAAGGCGTACGCGAGTAACCCATCTTGGTACGTTGACGGTGACAATAAGAACGGTGAAAGTGATAAGGCTGGCAAGCAATTCTTTTCAAGTGATAGCGAATTTCGCCCTGCTGAGTTTATGCATTTCTGTAGCAAAATGCTTATCAAAGAACCAAAGCAAAAAGGCAAATCTCCTTGCATGATAATGTTTTGTGAATATGAGCAACAGTTTCAATTCATCGAACTTGGGAAGAAATATGGATTGATGCACTACATTCCATTAGTGTTCCGTAAAAACTTTTCTGCACAAGTTCTGAAAGCTAATATGAAGGTCGTTGGCAATTGCGAGTATGGCTTAATCCTTTACCGCGACAAGTTGCCAAAGTTTAACAACAACGGACGTATGGTCTTCAATTGCTTTGATTGGGTGCGAGATAATATAACACCAAAAGTCCACACAACTCAGAAGCCTGTGCCATTGCTTGAAAGTCTTATTGAATTGTTCACCGATAAAGGCGATGTTGTAATAGATCCTTGTGCTGGCAGTGGAACAACACTCTTAGCAGCTGCCAATTTAGGCCGTAAGGCATACGGATTTGAAGTTAACAAACGATTCTATCAAGGAGCAAAAGACAAAGTACTTAAAGTTATTCACCCTAATTTATTTCAATAATGATTATCCCAACAAAAAGACTCACCCCCGAAGCAAAGTTGCCAGAACAACAACACGAAGCAGATGCAGGCTTCGACCTTTACGCAACGAGCAAAACAATTGACAGAGGACACCGAGCAACTATCTTCGATACTGGCCTTGCATTCGATATTCCAAAAGGCTATGCAATGTTTATCTATCCGCGTTCTTCATGCTTCAAGCACCGCGCTATGCAAGCAAATTGCGTAGCCGTGATTGATAGCGGTTATCATGGAGAGGTAAGAGTCGTTTTTAAAGGCTTGAATTGCGAATACGAAGTTGGCGAGCGTATTGCGCAAGCTATTGTAATGCCTATTCCTCAAGTGGAGTATTTTGAGGTAACTAAAGATTTCGCTATATCTGAACGCGATAAAGGAGGATTTGGTTCAACAGGCAACAATTAAGCATTATGAAAGAAGAATTAGCACCAACTAATCAGATACCACAAGAGTTACGCATTCTAACAAATGTTGCGTTTCTTATGGCTGAAGTGACAGACACATTCTTACTTGACGCGCATGCAAGAGTAAGAAGTTTAGGCATGGACTTCAAGCGCGAAGAAAAGCAGAAGTGGAAACGAGCAGTTGAACAGATACGTCTTGCGCGTAGAGCGTGGCAAGAAGTATCAGAGCAAATGTATAACGTTCCTGATGTTGACACAGCGTGCGAAGATAGCGACTTCTTTGCCGATGTCTTACTGCTTATGGTTGACCGCGTAGGCGATAAAGACGAACGGCAACAAATGGTACGCAACTTCTTAAAGCGCATGAAATCAGAAATTCACATTTACGAGAAACTTTCACACAATAAGTTATGACAAAAGCAGACAAAACATTTAGCAATATGACTGGATTTAGGATTAAAGAATACGAAGGTTTATTCACGAATGTCTATGCAGTACAAGTCAAAAAAGCATGGTTGTGCTGGCTGACAATTCGAAGGTTCTCAGCAAGTAATACGAACGATGAGGATTTATGGTGGGCGAAGGCTTGCGCAGAGAACCTTTTAGACGAACTGCAAAAAGAACAATAAACGATGATACCCATGTTAAAAGACGTACTGACTATTCTTTTTTACGCCCTTGTTTATTGCACGGCCCTATATGTCGTGCTACGGTTCACGTATAAGCTCGGCCGCTACCGAGCCGAAGAGGCAATGGCCGATGAAGTGGCGCGCCTTCGCCAATCGTGTTGGAAAGAAGGCTACACAATAGGCCGTGAGCGCGGCCATAAAGAAGGCTATCGTGACGGTTACGCGAAGGGCCGTGCCGAAGGCTATGACGATGGCAGAAGATACGAAGCCATTACCGAGCATAACAGAGAACAACTTGAAAAGATGATTGCAGAACATGACTACAATATCAAGCAAGGTTAGTGTATGGACAAGGCGCAAATGTGACGGTAAGCTAATGTTTCCGCGTACCGTTGCAGCGCACCTTTACGAGATTGATGCTTACGATAGCTCAATACTCACAGAGAGCGACATTCAACAAATTAATAATTACAAAAGGAATCATTTATCAAAATGAAAAAGTACAAATTAACGAATGAAACGATTGTACACTTAGGATTTACACTTTATCGAATTGAAGCTTTAATGGATTTTTCTGATGTGAAGGCTGGCGATAAAGGAGGGTTCGTGCAATCCGAGAATAATCTCTCACAACTTTGTAACGCTTGGGTCTATGGCAATGCTAAAGTCTATGGCAATGCTAAAGTCTATGACAATGCTGAGGTTTATGGCGATGCTAAGGTTTATGGCGATGCTAAGGTTTATGGCGATGCTAAGGTTTATGACAATGCTGAGGTCTGTGGAGATGCTAAAGTCCGTGGCTATGCTTCTGTCTGTGGCAATGCTTCTGTCTATGGCAATGCTGAGGTATTTGACTATGCTAAGGTTTATAACAATGCTAAAGTCTGTGGCAATGCTTCTGTCTTTTGCGATGCTAAGGTCTATGGCAATGCTAAGGTCTGTGGCGATGCTAAGGTCTATGGCAAAGCTGAGGTCTATGACTATGCTTTTGTCTGTGGCAATGCTAAGGTCTATGGCAAAGCTGAGGTCCGTAGAGATGCTAAGGTCTATGGCAAAGCTGAGGTCCGTGGAGATGCTAAGGTCTATAAAAATAGCGATTACATTGTATTCAAAAATTGGTGGAGCAGTGGACGATATTTCACGTGGACACGTAGTAATAAGATGTGGAAGGTAGGCTGCTTTTATGGCAATGGTGAAGAGCTAATAAAGAAAGCTTATGCTGATAGCGAAGAAAGCGGAAGAGAATACGAACGAGTAGTGAGATATGTGGAGAGCATCCTTGCTGACGAGTTAAACAAATAAACTAACAAAATGGAAGTAGAAATCACATCATATATTGAAGATACCGACATTATTCAGTCTGTTTCAGAATACCAACAATCAAAAGTGCTTGAAAATATATTTGAAGAATGCACTGAAGAGCAACAACAGAGATTTATCAGCAATCTTGATGATTCTTACCTCATAGAAGAATTAGAAGAAAGAGGTTTTACAATAACTAAAAAAACGAACAACAATGGATAACAAAGTATTTGACTTTCACGAAATCAAAACCTTTGAAGATGCTTGCAAGCGGTTGGGGATTCCTGTAGAATCTCTCATTGTAGAATCATGTGGCGTTGCCTCGGCTTATGATGCAGCAAACGCACTTTACAAGTTGTTAGTCATCCAAAAGGCTATGAATAATGACAAGTGGCGTGATGAAGATGGCCTGAGCTATTACCCTTACTGGGAGTTCTACTCAAAGGAAGGAATGGAGCGCATTAGTGAGGAGAAGAAGCAGAAAAGGGGTATTAAGCAACTCTTCTCTTGTGCTGTTGCGTTTAGTACGGAATGTGCGGGTGTTCGCTGTGCGACTCCGAATGCTCGTGGTGCGCTTGCAAATACGTATTGTGGTTTCCCCTTATGCTTTAACAGCGAAGAAGCTGCACTCTACGCAGCCAATCAGTTTGAAGATTTGTTCTTCCAGTACTACGGAATTAAAGTAAAAGACTAACCTCAAAACAATATGGAAAAGAAACAACGAATGTTCTATTTCGGAACGAATGGTTGTGCTGGGCATTATGCTCTTCCTATCAATTCAGATTTGCCAGATGTGAAAAGTGACGATTGGGCGCAATTCGATGGTAATATGCTTAATTGGATAGAGAAATATGGCACTTATAGTCAAGCAAAATTATTCTGCTCTGAGTGGTCTGTGTATGCAGTTCCTCGGTCGGTTGATGACGCACGCGATGGTTGTCACACTGACTTCCTTTGGGAAGGCACGCATTCTAAAGAGGAAATGGAAGCATATATTAAGCAAGATGCTTTTCTTCGTAGGCAGTTTTGTTTTAAGCTTGAAGCCAACATGGTAAATCGTGGAGACATTGTTCATGCGTCAGATGACACGCTCATCAAAATTCATCACATTGGCGCAGAAGGAGAAGTTTATTACGAGGCCTATGCAGACAATGCTCGTGGACGACTACAAGATGAACCGTACACTTGTCATTACGGATTCATAACAAGTTGCTATCCTGCTACCGAAAAGCAAAAACGGTGGCTTATGAATTGGATTAGAAAACATAAATGGCTAATGTCTTACAATAAAAACAAGAAACAATGAATATTGCAGAAATTTTGAAGAATTGCCCGAAAGGGTTGAAGCTTTATAGCTCTATCCATGGCGAAGTGGAATTGGTTTGCGTTAATGAATATAGTGATAGATACCCTATTTATTGTAAAGCTAAAAATGGAAAAGATGTAACCTTTACAAGCGATGGTAGGATTTTACTCGAATATCCCGATGCGGAATGCATACTTTTTCCATCAAAGACACAACGCGATTGGAGCAAGTTTGGAGTGACTGACCAAGTGACTGACACACAACCGAAACATCAGTTCAAGCCGTTCGATAAAGTTCTTGTGCGAGATAGAGATGATAGAAAATGGGGGTGTGACTTTTTTTGTCACTTAGGTGATAAGGAGGGCGTTTTTGTTTGCATTAGCTCATGGTGGAGGCAGTGTATTCCCTATGAGGGTAACGAACACTTACTTGGAACAACAAAAAAACCAGAAGAATGACACGAACAACATTTAAGAGAGTACCCTTCAACCTTGAACTTGCAAAGAAAATAACGAACGTGGAGGTTAAAGGGCACATCGTTACGCGAGACGGACGCCAAGCAAGAATTATTTGCTTTGACAGAAAGGAAAATGAAGATATTTTTGACCCTCCTAAAAACATAATTGCGCTTGTGGAGAATAAAGACGGGAGTGAAGGCGTGTTCGCGTTTAGAAATACTGGTATGATTCTTCTTACAGAAGAAACAGACCATGACCTCCAAATCGAAGTCCCCACCTACTACCGCGACTACTCCAACTTTGTGCCGCAAAAGTGGCAACCTTGTTTGGTGAGAGAATCAATTTATGACCATTGGAAAGTAAGAGTTTGTGCTGCTAACAAGCAACAAGTAACATTCTATGATAGTAGTAATTGTTGTAGTGGAGACATTCTGTGGGACTTCAAACTACCACTCTCCAAAATTACCGAACGCTTGATAGGCACCACCAAGAGCTACAAAGAACTGATAAAAGAGCTTGACGGACATGGGCAAGATTAAATCATGTGACGGGCAAAGCTGCAAGGAGCGCAAGGCTTGTTTGCGCTTTGCACTGTCGCATACAGAACATGATAAAAGCAACATTCACAAGGGTTGCTATTTCACAAGGCCGAACGGGCGCGACTGCCCGATAATGATTAAAAACAAAACGATATAACAGAAGTAGAATTAGTTATAACCAGTTCAAACGAATAAATCATGACGAGACTTTTAGTAGAATATCTGAAAGAACTGTATGCAGTGCTTGACAATGCCATACAGAACTCTGACCATACGGATTTTGAACATTGCTATTGGGCACTTGATGAGTTGTGCTTATACGCCATGCTCAATACGAAAAAATACAGGAGTGTGACCTATATTCTTGACACCATGAAGATGTACGACAGAGATATGAAGTATGTGCGAGGTCTTATGAACAAGGAGGAGGAGAAAGCCTACCTTGACGCTGAGATGAAGCGCGCATACAAGCTTTTTGCTAAGGACAAAGAAGAGGAGGGCAAGGCATGATAACAATAATTTCTACTGCTGTTGGGTTCGTTTATGGTGCGTACATGGCTTACATTGCTGGCAAAGAACATGGCTTCTACAAGGGCCGCAGCGAGGCTTACAGAGAATTTGGGCACATTATCGAACATTATAAGAATTTAGCTGATGCAAAGAACACTGCAACAGAAGGCGCGTGAGGCTGCCGACCGAATACGCTGTGACGAGTGTGGCGAGCAGCGAACTTGCACGCCACTGATGGCAAAGGCCTGCCTTAAGGGTTTTATTCGTGGATATGTGGAGGCGAAGAAGCTATCAGGCAGCGAGAGAAATGCTAACGGGATAGGTAGTATGGGTGTAAAATGAGCTATATGAGCAGCGAACCAAGGACGAAGCAAGGCCGCACAAAATACAAAAACAAGGTTGTAAACAACGTTTTCGGGCGATTTGACAGCGTAAAAGAGTTTAAACGATACATTTACTTACTTTCGCTTGTAAAGTGCGGTAAAATCAAAAATCTGAAAAGGCAAGTAACGTTTCGATTGTTACCTTCACAATACGTGGACGGAAAACTTAAAGAACGTGCATGTACGTATATTGCAGATTTTATGTATGAACAAGACGGAAAACAAGTCGTTGAAGACACAAAAAGTGCGATAACAAGTAGGCATGCTGCCTACATAATAAAACGAAAATTAATGCTCTATTTATACAAAATTGCAATAAAAGAAGTGTAATGTTTGGATAATCCGCTGGCGAGATAAAAACTTGTCAGCGGATTTTCTAATATTGCAGTAATCCAAAACTACTAAATATGGAAACAAAGCAGATACCATTATCAAAATTACATCTTAACACTGGGCAAATTAAAGATGTACCGAAAAACCCTCGTTTCATTAAAGATGAACGTTTTGCGGCACTTAAAAAGTCAATAGAAGATGACCCCGAAATGCTAAGTCTTCGTGAACTCGTTGCTTATGACAACAACGGAGAACTTGTTGTTATACTCGGCAATATGCGTTATCGCGCTATGAAAGAACTTGGCTACAAAGATGCTCCTGTTAAGGTGTTACCAACTGAAACAGAAGCAAAGAAACTTCGCGCCTATATTCAGAAAGATAACATTGCATTCGGACAAAACGATTGGGACTTGCTCGGCAATGAGTGGGACGTAACCGAACTTGAGGATTTCGGATTGGAATGCGATTTTCTTACAGATAACGAAGACATGACAGATAACGAAGATGAAGGGAAAAATGATGAAATTGAAGATTTTAGTTCAGAACTCACTACTCAATACAAAATAGAAATATCGTTCGATAATGAAGAAGAACAAGAAAAGATATACAATGAATTAACAGAAAGAGGACTATCATGCCGAATTTTGACATTATAAAAGAGGTTAATCCACCAAAAAGCTTTAGGTGCGAGTACGTAAGAGGTACTTACGATTTAAGTATCGAAAAAATCAAAGAACATTTTAAGGGTAGTATTGATTTTCCGCAAAATTGGCAGATTGGATTGATTGTTGGTAACAGTGGAACAGGAAAGACAACGATTGCAAAGTCTCTTTTCCCAGATGCTTATATCGAGCATTTTGCCTACGATAAAGAATGTTTCCTTGATGATTTTCCAAGGGAAGCAAAAATGCAAGATGTATGTAAGACATTGAATAGTGTTGGCTTTTCTTCACCTCCTTCATGGCTTAAACCTTATGCAGTTTTGAGTAATGGGGAAAAGATGAGATGTGATTTAGCAAGAGCTATTTTGTCAGAAAAAGAATTATTCGTTTTCGATGAATTTACGTCTGTCGTTGACCGAAATGTCGCAAAGATAGGCTCATTAGCTATGCAGAAAGCTATCAGACAATCAGACAATAAAAAGCAATTTATTGCGGTTACTTGCCATTTTGATGTGATTGAATGGTTACAGCCAGATTGGATATTCAACACGAATGATATGACATTTAGTTTGTCTTCAAAAAAAAAAGACCAAACATCACTTTATCAATATACGAAATACCAACAGCACAAGACAAGCGGAAATATTGGAAAATGTTTAGCAAATATCATTATCTGAGCGACAGCTTTAATATTGCTGCAAAAGTATTTATTTGCTTTGCTAATGATAACCTATGCGGATTTTGCGCGGCATTACCTTTTCCTCACCCTAAAATTAAGAATGTGTACAGAGAACATCGAACTGTTGTATTACCCGATTTTCAAGGTGTTGGTATAGGACACAAATTTTCAAATTGGGTTGCTGAATATTTCATCAAGCATGGAAAAAGATATGTTTCTACAACTTCTAACCCAGCATTGATACATGCAAGATGTAAAGATGCGAAATGGGTGTTGAAAGAAATGCCGAAAAGAAAGAATCAACCTAAAAATGCAAAAGTTTCCAAAATATCGTTCAAATCAAATTCTAGCAACAGAATTACAGCAAGTTTTGAATACATAGGAAATAAACAATAAAACTATGGCTAAAGTAAGTGGTGGAACGCGTAAACTAAAACATGGTAGCCGTGAATATCGTAAAAGGCTGGACGAAATTAAGTCTATGCAAGAAAATGGTAAGTATAGTTCTGTTACGATTGGTACTCATGGTGGTTATCTCGCTATTGAAAAGAGCAATTCACAACATAAGGTAGAAGAAATTGAGGCAGGACAATTTCTTGCAGACAATGGATACAAGGTAATATTAACAAGTGAAGATGGTCACAAAGCTACGGGTGATGGCACTCTATTTAGCATTGGATATGAACAAAGGACACCAACAAAAGGTACGACTCATGGTGTGCTGAAAGCAATAGAACATGCAAGAATTAAAGTAATGAAAGGTGCGAAAGAAGTGAAAATACCTGTTATTTATGATAAGAATAGACTATACAACAAAACAATGATTGATGAAGGTATCAAACTTTACGAGCGTTTAAATAAAATAAGATTTAAAGAAATAATCGTTGTGTCTGCAAATGGAAATATTCATCGGCATAAACACAACGATTAAAGCAAAGATAGCTTGACCATGCTCAGAGGCTAACTTCTACACAATGTTCCTCACAAACTGGGGTCTTGCGCATGGAATGCTTGTAACACGTTACCCTGCTGAACACACCTGATAATGTACTTATTGTGATACCGCAAAATTACAAACAAAACACGAAACGCACAAACAATGACAAATGAAATTCAATATATCCCAGATAGCCTATTCCCAACAGACAACGATTTTGAGGTGCCTTCTTTGCGCTTAGATATGGCTGCATTAACGTGCGAAATTCCGTTTGTCTGTTTCGGTGAACAAAAGCGAACGTTCAAAATGAATGGCACAGGAACGCTGCATTTCTATACAGACGATTATCGTTTTAACGCGGTTTACGAACACCCCGAGAAAATATTGCAGCACAATCCAGCGCAGATAGTAGAACCCAACTTCTCGCTATTCAATGAAACACCGATTGCGTTCGGAATGCAAGCAATCTATAAGAAACGACTCGTTGCAAGGCAGATGCAGGAGCAAGGCATTCGTGTGTTCGTTGACCTGAATGTCGCTAACAAGTTCTGCGCATTCAATTTGCTTGGAGTTCCGAAAGGTTGGAGCGCATTCTGTACACGTGGTTATGAGGATAGAGTGAATGGTCTAAACTTTGAATACGAAATAGCTAAGCGCATTGCTGACGGCAATAATCTTACATTCGTTGTGTATGGCGGTGGCGAAGTTATCAAGCAATGGTGCAAAGAGCATGGCGCGGTATACGTTACACCTATCATCATTATAAAGAACAAATACAAGTCTATTCAGCGAATGGCACAGAATACTGCCTTGTTCAAGGAAAAATGGGATATGGGCAAGGCTATCCCAACGCTGAAAGATTTGCTTGACAAACAAGTTATTGACAATAGAAAACAAATTGAACATGGCTAAAGGTAGCGGAAGTACAAGGAGTTCAAGGAGAACGAATAATTCAGTAAATGCGCAATCATCAAATGCTCCTACAAATATGCACGCAGAAAAAATAATAAAGGATTATGCGAAAGAAGCGATGCATTCCAATCAAACAGAAAACGATATTCGCAAGTTTGAGGATAAAAGATTGATGCAATTGATACGCGCTGGTTCGCGTTATCGAGAAGGATTATTGGAAGAAGTTGTTCAACAAGCAATTGATGCTGACAAACAAGGTAAACGATGGAACACTGGATGGGCTGAAGGTTTTAAATCTGAAATCAACAGAGTTGCAAACTTAAAGGTAATGCATGACAATATCCCAGTTTATCAGAAAATACTAAAAGAACGTAAAAAGAAGTAGATATGGCAAAGGGTAGCGGAAATACACGAAATCAAAGACGCTCGTCAGATCATCGTACTGGTCCAGGTTTTACAGAACCAATAAAAGGCCCTACAGAACCATCTTCATCAGCCACTGAAATTCAATACGTATTTACAGACAAAATAACGGGAAATCAGTCTGATGGTTACAAAAATCTTGACGCGGTTAAAACGGCTATAAAAGAAGCTGAAAAAAACGACAAGAAAGCTGGTGTGTACGAAGAAGATAGTTATTACATCGAGCGTATTGAAAACATTAAAGGTCGAGGACGCTCCGAATATTGGCATTTTGGAAAATAAGGTGATTTATGGCTAAAAAGAAATAGATATGCGAAATAAAGGCGAACAAAATCTTATCCCGATGAACAAGCAGCCGCCCGAAGTGCAGAGGGAACTCAGCAGAAAGGGTGGCCGCAATTCAGGGAAATCACGCAGAGAAAAGCGTGCTATGTCTGAAATACTTCGTATGATGATAGACCAACCAATAGACAAGGCAAATGCTACGATTGTAAGCGCGCTTAAAAAGGTTGGAATATCATCAGAAGAAGCTACAAATGGCGCGTTGATTAATTTGCAGTTAATGAACCTTGCACTCAGCAGTTCTGTTGATGAAAAGACAAAATTACGCGCAATCGAAATGATACATCGCTTCCTTGACGGACAAAAGGTTGATGTAACAACAAATGGCAAAGAAGTAACACACGAGCCACTTGTTATTGAGGTTATTGATAGCCGAGAACAAGTGATTAAAGATGATGAAGATGAAGAAAGGTAAAAGGTTACAAACAACTCGCATCTTTGCAGAAATTGAGCAAGCTAAAGCACGAGGTTATACAACCGTTAGCGAGCAAGGCAGTAGCCGAAGTTCTAAGACATATAACACCGTGGTTTGGCTTTGTCAGTATTGTTGGAATAACCCGAATACATCAACATCTATTGTTCGTGCCACATTACCTGCCTTAAAAGGTTCTGTTCTTCGTGACTTTAAAGAAGTGATGCAACGGCTCAAAATTTGGGATTTCTGTACTTTCAATAAGTCAGAATTGGTTTGCACGTTTCCAAATGGTTCTTTTGTTGAGTTTTTCTCTTGCGATAACGAGCAAAAATTACGCGGTCGTAAACGTAAAATATTGTACGTAAATGAAGGCAACGAGTTAAAATACATCGAATGGCAGCAATTGCAAATGCGTACAACGGAGTTCTCTATCATTGACTATAATCCTTCATTCACGGACGACCACTGGCTTTGTACGCTAAATAAAGAACCTAATACGTATCACTTCATTACAACTTATAAGGACAATCCATTTTTAGAGCCTAAAGTTATTGCTGAGATAGAAAGCCTTAAGGAAAAAAATCCGTCCTTATGGCGCATCTACGGCCTTGGTCTGCAAGCAATGGTTGAAGGGTTGATTTTCGAAAATGTAGAAGAAGTTGAGGATATTCCGAGGTGGCATAAGAAGCACCACCGAAGAGGTATGGACTTCGGTTATACAAACGACCCGACAGCGATTGTTGATGTCTATATAGACGGAGATACATTATGGATTGATGAAATCTGTTACCAAACAAAAATGCTCGCGGAAGATATTATCAACACGCACAAAAATGCAAATCGAACGTGCCACGAAGATGTAAAGGTTATATCCGAGTCGGCAGATCCACGTCTAATTGATGAAATATCCAACGCAGGTATTGATATACACCCTGTACGTAAATTTTCTGGCTCAATCATGGCTGGTATTAACAAGATGCAAGAACTCAAAATGAAGGTAACGAAACGAAGTGTAAACGTTTTAAAAGAGTTCAGGAATTATACCTACAGACAAAACAAAGAAGGTAAATGGCTAAATGAACCCATTGATGCGTACAACCACGCAATAGACGCCATTCGTTATGTTGTACTTGAAGAGATACTTGGACAGAACAGCAACGGCCTTGAAGCGGACGAATTTTTAGCAATCATGTAACACATAAATTAAAAAGCACTAAATGAAAAGCATAGAAGAAATTATGGCTATCGGAAATCCGATGACCATATACACACTACTTACATCGTATAAGAAACCATTTCACAAAACGATAGAACAAACAGAAAGCGAATATAACCCTATGAAGCATAAGGTTATGGATACGCAATACAGAAAGAAAAAAGCTATAAAGGTTAAAACTAATAAGGTTGACAATGACGGTTCGCCATTATACAAGACTAAATACGTTGACCGTTGCCGTATTGCAGTTCCAGCACAAAGATTAATTTGTGAACGCGATGTCGGTTTTCTGTTGTCTAATAAAGTTAAATACAATATTAAAGGCGAAATAGATAACAAGGCGCAAGAATTATACAATAGAACAATTGAAATCTTCAACGAAAATAAAATTGATTATTTCGATAAAAAGTTGGCTCGTGACCTTTTCCGTTGTTGTGAATGTGCTGAGTTGTGGTATATTGTTCCTTCACAAGACGAAACACAACAAAATGAAATCCGCGTAATGTTGCTTTCTCCGCTTCGTGGTGATGTGCTTTATCCACATTTCGATGATTACAATCGTATGGACGGATTTGCGCGCAAATACGTTATTAAAGACGAGTTAGGACAAACAACCATACATTTCGATGTTTATACGAATACGATGCTCTATAGGTATTCTAACGCTGATTCAACCATGCAGCTCATGAGCGCAAAGCCACATGGATTTACAAAAATACCTATTGTATACTATCGCCAAGAAGAAACAGAATGGGAATGTGTGCAACCTGTTATTGAACGACTTGAAGAATTACTTTCTAATTGGGGCGATGTGAATGATTATTTTGGCGCGCCTACTTATTTCTTCAAAGGTAAGATGAAAGGTTTTGCGGAAAAGGGTGAAGTCGGCCGTATTTACCAAGGTGAAGGAAGTGATACAGACATGAAGGTCGTATCGTGGAACTCAGCACCTGAAAGTATGCGGCAAGAAATGGCAAACCTTACAAACATCATCTTTTCGTATTCGCAGACACCCGATATTTCGTTTGAGAATATGAAAACGCTTGGTAATAATACAAGTGGTGCTGCTATTCGCTTAATGTTTACTGACCCACATTTAAAAGCCGAAACGAAAGAAGAATTGTTTGGCGAAATGTTCACACGAAGATTTAACGTTGTTAAGAATGGCATTGCTGCGAGTGTTTTTGCCACTCCTCAACGCATTGCCGATTCATTAAGGGTAACACCTATCTTTTCTCCATACATTCCGAAGAATGAAATGGAAATGTTGCAGTTAATCAATCTTTCCACGCAAGGCAAAGCTACCATGTCACAAGAAGAAGGCATCGAAGAAAATCCAATGGTACGTAATGCTGAACGCACAAAAGCACTCTTAAAGAAAGAGAATGAAGAAGCCGCCAAAATGAACCTATTTGCCACGGCAACAAGCAATGAACCAAATGAAGAATAAGAATGAACATTAAGAATATCATTCAACTTCTGTTGCAAAGTTCTTCTGATTTCAACAAGTTGCATGACTATGTTATTACAGAGCTGAGCAAGGCGGTAAATAAGTCTGTCAACGAAGCTAACCCAGAAGAACTTTTTAAAATTGCGAAAACTTGCACCCCAACCGAAAAGGATAGGGTGCAAGCCCTTTTAGATGCGTATAATAACGCGGTTTTATCGCTTATAAAGCAAGGAATAACAAAAGCCGTGTTATTCTCCACTAATACGCAACAAAACGCGCTGAGCGCGTTTACTCGCTTTGAAGGTAAGGAAGTGGACGCTTGGCGAAAAGAAACGGCAAGAGCTTTTATTGAAAGCCGTATGAAGCGTGACAACGGACTTAATCTTTCTGACCGCGTATGGAATTATACACAACAAACAAAATCTGAATTTGAAGTTGCAGTTTCGCAAGTGTTAGAAAATGGCATCGGCAAAGGCATATCGGCAGAAAGTCTTGGCCGACAAGTAAGGCAATATCTTAATAATCCAGACATGATGTATCGTAGGTATCATCGCAAGCAGCTCATGTCGGACGGTACGAAAAAGGATGTTGTAGAATGGCGCAGAAGAGTAATTGATAAAGAAGGCAAGGTGCGTTTCATTAAAGAGGATCTTGCAAAGGTTGGCACTGGTGTGTATCGTTCCGCACGTCAAAATGCTTTGCGCCTTACAATTACTGAAACAAACATGGCCTACAATTATTCCAATTGCAAACGTTGGGAGAGTGAGCCTTTTGTGTTAGGCATTCGCATTCGTTTGTCTGCAAATCACCCCGAAGAGGATATTTGTGATGAGTTGGCTGGCGATTACCCGAAAACGTTCATGTGGCGCGGTTGGCATCCTCGCTGCATGTGTTCAGTGTCTCCTATTTTAATGGACAGGAAAAGTGATGAGTGGAAGAAACTTCGCAAAATGCCTAAAGAAGAATACGAAGCTTATCAATCTCCCAACCTTGTAAAAAATGTGCCAAGTGCGTTTTCTGAATGGTGTAAACGTAATAAGAAGAAACTAAATGTAGCTCGTGATAACGACAAGCTGCCTTACTTCGTGAAGGATAATCAGAAAGTCGTTGGTGATTTGCTTGGGTGGAAGGAGAATAAAAACGTTATACAGCAAATAGCTTTAAAAGATGGTTATACATCTGATAATTTTTTTGGAAATAGATTACAAATAAGTAATCATGCAGATAAAATAGAACTTAAAGAAAACTTAAGGTCTGCACGTTCTATACTGAAATCATTTTCAGATGTATATATGGATATTAGACCTCATATATTAGAAAAAGGGTTGAAAAATCCAGAATACACAATAAAAGGAATGATAGCAGACAGAAAGGGTATTGAATCCCCTAAGGGTATACAATCTGCATTTAAGAAAGCTATAAAGCAAGGTTGTGAAGCAGTTGTAATTGACCTTGATATGCATCTAAAAAATAAACGTTTGCGTATATCTGAACTGGCTAAATATATATATTGGCGTTATTCTGATTTTGAAAAAGGACTAATAAAAGAGTGTTATGTTGTTTATAATAACAATGCAATAAGAATAACCGCTGAACACAACGATAAGGAAATAATTAAAGCTGTATTAAAAACATTAGAGCCTTGAATAATCAAAACTCTAATGTGCCTCACAAGCTTGAAGTTATCTTGCCCTTTCGGAGGTCTTTTGTATTGCAAAGGTATGGAATTTCGTCATACTTCGCAATTTTTTATGATTCTTTTTTGATAAGCATTCCTTGCAAATACAATAAGCATTGCAAGGAGTGCTTTTTACATCTCAATTTCCCAAAGATATTGAATATCCCCACCGCCTAAAGTAAGCGTCACGTCAGGCTGGGCCATCAAGTCACTTTTTTTGAATGAGAAATAATACAGCGACTTTGGCTTAAGCTCGCCACTGATTATCTTCAATTCGTATGATGACTTCATATAGGTTGAGCCAGTGGTCAAATCCCATCGAAGCAAGTCTTTCAAAAAATCTTTTGCTTTCATGTTGTTTAATCTATAAAGTCGTTGAATGTTGTTACCTCCTCTCCGTCCTGAATAAAAGGCTTTTTATCGCAAATATAGCCTTTCCACAAACCATATTCGTAGATGGAGAACATGTGGTATCCAGCATTACGAAGAGCTTTAAAGGCTGCTTTCATTTCCTCGCCATTAAATCGGATATTAACGTCACTGTCAGATGCTGCGTAGCCACCAAATCCGTAGGCCTTACCACTTCGTTTAGAAACCATAACGTATAGAGTCTTGCCCCTGTACGCGCTTTGTCTTTCTGGGTGAAATATGCGCCAGACGCTAGTGCTAAGAAACGCATCACAAATGTATTGTACAACTTCTTGGCGCACTTCTGTTGGCTGTACATAATCGTTCTTGGGTATGTTTACTGTTATTTCCATGATGTTGTTTTTATTTTTAAATCGTGTGATTGTTTTTGCATTTTCTTCTTTCATGGCTCGCGAGTGGGTGTTTTCCACTCGCGAGGTTGATATATTTAGATTGCGTATTGTTCTTCAAGGAACTTAACCATTGCTCTATTCTGTGGCAGCATATCAGGTATATTCATGCTGTCGGCCTTATAAAGCTCTGTTGCAGCGTTATACACGTCCCACACGGTCGTTTTATTGGTGTTGTGGTAATTAATAAGCAACAACTCAGTAAAGCGCGAAATTTGTGCCTGATTGAGAGGATAAACGACAGGCTCTTTGATAGCCTTGTTCAATGTGTCGCACTTTACTCGGATAGTTGTAAGCATGCCAATTAGCGTGAAAACCTGCTCGGCCGTGAGGTTTATGCTCTTCATGCGTTCCATGCGTTCTCTGTCGCTTACAATGATGTGGCGTGCATCAACGAGCCAAGACTTGATAACATCAAGAACATCTTGAATCGTTACCTTATCACCTCGTCCAGCACCTTTCTCGGCATACGTTGATATGTAGTTACTCGCATTGAGCATGCATTGATTGTGGCATATCTTAACCATGTTCCCAAATCCAGCTTGAATGCCTTTTTGGTGGAAAGCAATAGCGATGTTTGTAGTGTTCTCACTGTCATCAAAATCGCTTATTCTGATGTTTGCGAAAACGCGCCTCAAAATGTGTGCTTCTACTGCCTTATCTCCGTACTGAGCTTCTACCTGCGGAAGTAGCACAACACCAGGCTGAGCGCGGTCTTTGTTCTGTGCTGCAAATAAGTCGTACACTTCAACATTGAAGTGCTGCTCGTTGCACATGTTAATTACTTCGTTGAGCAACTGGAAGTGATAAATGCCTTTCAACGGATTGTTGTATACATCGTTTTCCTTGTGCGTGCGTTGTAATTGTTCCAGCGTAATGGTTTGTACTTTCGCTTTCTCAAAGTCAAAAAACTTATTATCCATTGTGTTATATATTTTAGAGTTGTTATTGTCAGATTAAAATTGCGCTTAACGTTATCGCCCAACGAATTGTGATAGCAAAGTGCGAGGTGTACGTTTCGCTCCCAACTGGGATAAGTCTGACTTATGCACTCGTGCAACTATTCAGAGGTATCTCCTTTTCTAAGCATCTTAACGTTTAGCTTCAACGTTTGGCTTATTTATTGTTCACGCCAAACAAGAACGATTTTGTAGCTATCCAAATACAGCTTGTTACAGATGAGCTGATTTTTTTGTTAGGTGTTTTTTCTCACCCCGCGGCTTGGCCGTCCGCTGACTGTTGTATACGGTTTTTCTCTACAATGGTGCTTGGATTGCACCTACGGCTTTTTAGTTGTATTGCTCAACCCTCGTAACGATAAGGTACGGTATACGTTTTCTCGGTTTGTAACGTGTTATCTCACGGCTGGTTAACACCACAGCTTTCGGATTTACTCTTGTCTGAGGTTTACTTTCTGCTTTTTTGAAGGGAAAGCGCAAAGAAATTCTAAGAATCGCCCGTACCCTATTCAAACGTTTGTTTTGTAGGTGTGAGGGGAATCGAACCCCTCACGCTGCCTTTCAGCTCACCCTCTTGCCCATTCTTCAAAAGCATCTACAAAATCGTTGCGAATGAAGAGCATATCACCAGTACCATCACCCCACCAATCAGAATAATGGGTAAGAAATTCTCCTTTATTTCCATTGATGCAAAGTTTCTTGTAAATAGCTCTGAACATTGCCGAAATCTTTCTTCCGCTGAAGTGTCCAGCTCTCTTTGCGTCATTCGTGCAATACCCATCGGCAGAATGCTCATCGACATTTCCCTTGTTGTCAACGAAATCAGCATAATCGTCACCCCAAAAGCCATGAGTGATAGTATCTTTCAAGAGTTGCTTTTGGTCTTCCGTTAACTCCTTTACTAAGTTTTCGATTGTTTCCATTTTGAGTAAATTTAAATCGTTTTTGTGACATGTTTTGTAACAAGTTTAGTAACTTGTTTTAAAACACATTGCAAAAATACAATCAAAAAGGTTGTCTTACAAGAGAAAATACAACTAATTTTGTTGTGTAATGTGTTTTTAATATCTATTAATACGAAATGTAATCCTATATCTCGCAAAATCGTAGATATATTTATATTTGTCACATAAAATGTTACGTTAATTATGAATACAAGATTAGAACTTCTATACAAGTCAACTCAAGCGGAAAAGAATGTTTGTCGCGTTTTGGATAATCTCGGTATTGATTATATTCGTCAATACAAAATAAAAACTCCGTGTAAAACCTACTATATAGATGTTTTTATTCCGTATTTGCGGCTTGCAATCGAAGTAGACGGTAAATACCATTATACGGACAAGCAAAAGCGATTAGACGCGAACAGAAGCGCATGCATACGCAAGCAAGGAATATCAATTTATAGGATAAGTAATAGGGATGCTGCCTACCCTAAAAAGGTTATTCAATTAATAAAACGATATAAAAAGGCGCAAAAACGCTGATTTTTCGCTTTTTGATTTTGAGATGCAAAATGCGAATGAATAAATTTGTTTCAAACAAATTTTTATTTCATGAAGAAAAAGCTAATCAATTTGTTGAAAACCTCATATTCTAATAAGGGTTTCAACGCAACCGAACTTGAGGGTATTGCCGACTTACTTATTACGAGCAACAACCTCAAAGATGAATCAACGGACGAAGAATTAAGTAACGCTGTTAGCGGTGCATCATCGTACGTTAATCTATTGCAAAAGGTTGGTAATCGTTATGCTTCACAAGTAGAAAGCAAGTATCAGGGTTACGTAAAGCCAGAACCGCCAGAACCTCCCAAAAAACCAATTGAAGAGCCAGCTACGCTAACCAAAGAACAAGTTGCTGAAATGCTAAGAACAGGTATCGAAGATGCGCTAAAACCTTATAAAGAAGCAGAGACACAAAAGCGTCTTGATAGCGTTTTACGCTCACAAGACAAGTTAAAAAGCATTCCAGAAAAATTTGTTTCGCGATACAAACTTGATAAAGAAGAAAACGCTGAAACATTAGCGACTCAGATTGAACAAGAGTACGCAGAAGAACGCAAAGCTATTCTTGAATCAATGGGCATTGCTGATATTCCTAACACTGGTATAGGAGGAACAGGTTCAGAAGCCGATTTTGCCGCGAAAATGAAAGAAGCGCAACAAGCTCTTGCACCAAAAGAATAAACTTTGCATAGGCGCACTTATTATTAACACATATAAGAAAACACGAAAAAACGATGATGTACAAAGAAACAAAGCCTTCAAACATTCAAGAAGGTGTATGGGACGAAAAATCATGCGTTCGCAGACAATGTGGTTTCGTTGTAAATCAAGACAAGTTGCCGAAAGACTTAAAGTGGCTACCTAAGGGGGCGCCACTCGCATACGATGAAGCAACGGATAAAGTAAATGTTTGCAAAACTGCAAAGGTTTATGAAAACGCAGCTAAATCGGCCGTATCGGTAAAGGTTTACAAAGGACACCTATTGCAAGTGAATGACACTATCGGTGGGTCAACTATTTCAGCAATTGATACTTCAAACGCAAATTTCGACACATTGACTGTTTCCGCGTTAGATGAGAAGGCTGACAAAGATACAGTTCTTGATGACGGTAATGCTGCAAAAGTTGTAGGTTTGAATTACGCGACAATTGCACTTGACGGTCAACAGAGCTGCACTCCTACTTTGCAAGCATACGAGATCGAAGAAGGTACATTGCCATATCCATTGAGCGATGCAATCAAAACAGCATTAACATGCCGCCACGCATTCAAACTTTAATCGTCTAACCACATAAAAAAACAATTACCGAAAATGGATTCACTTATTAAAGATTTGGAAAAGCCGAAGAATTTCGATGTTTTTATCCAAGAACAAATGAAGAATTCCACTTATAAGGCAGAGTGGAAAGGCGAAATCAAGGACGTTGAATATAGTGCAGGCAAGGTTTATCAAGCCTATTTAGCAGAATACGCAGCTGCTATGGTAGGTTCTGTTCTTGATAAGAATGCTGAAAAGCCAACACACCAAATGCCAACTGCAAAAGAGTTAGTCGGTTCATTGAGCCGCATGGCAGACGAGTGGCAAATGGATAATGATAGACTTACGCAGTATTATTACCTTGAAGGTCGTTATCGCGATAAGCAAGCAACTTTATCAGCGGAGCAGCGTTTAACCGAATATGCAAAGCTCGTTAAGTATCTATTTGACCCATTTGAGAAGGCCGTTATCGCTCCACAGAAGCGTATTGATATGCTTTACTTCGAAGGCTTATTCAATGGAACGCAAACAGTTGATAAGACCAATAACAAGAAGTCAGCAGTATCATTTACATACGACCTTGGGGTAAAGAAGTTCAAGGCAAAGGTGGCAGCATGGGGGAATGAAACATCAACTCCTCTTGATGATATTCAAGAAGTTGTAGATTATCTCGGCGCAAAGGGTAAAACCGTGCTTAAGATGCGAATGAGCATTCGCACGTTCAGAAAGATGTGTAAAAGCAAGCAGATACGCAATACTTTCAAGTTGAAACTTGGCAAGGTTGATGTAATTCAGTCACGCGTTTCTTACAACGAAGTAAACGAATATCTATCAAGCATTCTTTTGCCTAACATCGCTATCGAAAAGGAACGTTATTGCATCTTACAAGACGGTACAAGCGTCAACATGACAAAAGATGACCGTGTTGTGTTCCAATGTGCAGAAACTGTAGCCGTATTGAAGGCTTCTGACCCATTGGAAATGATTGACCCGATACCTAACAAATCTTATTCAACGTATGACGATAACCTCGTTGGTTTCTGGCGAAGCGACAAGGGTCGTTTCATTGACTATGAAATGTGGGCAAACCCTGTCTTTACAGGCAAGGAAAATTACGTAATTCTTGAAACTGATAAAACAGAATAGACATGACAAACATTGAAGCCGTTGCAGCAACTATAGAACCTTATAGCGTATCAGACGAAGCCATTCAAAAAGCGTTGATAGACGCGAGTGCTAAATTTGAATGCCCTTCCGATGCTGAATATTCATTGTCAGCAAAGAAAGGTGTTGCTCTGGCTTCAATGTTATGTTTATCTCGTCTTCGCGTTTTAGCCGCTGAAAATATTGGTGGAATATCACAAAGCTACAATGTAACGAAACTTGATAAGGCTATTAAAGCCATTGCGAAAGACGCTGGCATTTCAGCCGATTTGGTTGATGCTGACGATGAAGATATAGTAACTTGTATATCAATTTAAACCATGAACCTCAGCGATAAAATACAACTTATACAAATAACCATTACCGAAGATGAACGATTAAATCCTATCGAAACAAGAACAATCGTTAATCTCGGCAAATGCGCTATCGTTCAAAATTCATCTGCTGCAAAGGTGAAATCAAATGATGGCAAAGATTACATTTATTCTTATGTCGTTTATTTGCGTAAACCAAAACGAATTGACTATATCCCCAAAGAAAACGATATTATTCGAATAACCAAAAAAGACGGGACGATAGATAAAGAATGTCGTGTCGTTGGATTTGTTACCTTGAAAAATTGGCTAAAGATATGGGTATAGAAGCATTCGGTTTCGATGAAATATTGAATAAGTTGCAAAGCCAACAATCACAAGAACCACAACTTGATGAACGCGTATTGCGTGAGTTAAGTATTCTTGCCGAAGATTTATGTAAAGATGCGCGTGATAGATATAAGTCTCGTGATAGTGGAGGTTACGATGACCATACACGCAATTTACGCGGTAGCATAGGTTTTAGAATATCATTCAACGGGGAAACAGTTGCAAAAGGTGGTTTGGACGGCAGAGGAAGCGAAAAAGGCGAAGATGCGGCAAATTTGGCATTAGAAAGTTTTCCGCAAAGTAATTCTTTATGGGAAATCGTTATTGTTGCTGGAATGGAATACGCAAGATTTGTGGAAGCTAAAGGACACAACGTGATAACATTTCTACAGCAAGAATTAACAGATGCGGTTAACGAAGTAAAAGAAATGATTAAGAATAATGAATTATGAATGGATTAAAGGTAGTTGAAGCATTGGCGGTTTATCTAAGAAAACATCTTGATTGTAAGGTGTTCAAGTTTGCGAAAACTGCAAACTATAAAGGTAAGCCTTATGTATGCATCAACTATCTTGCAATTCAATATGGCAAATGGGTAAATTCATGTATCGTAAACGTGAATGTTCATCAACCAAACATGAGTAATGGGCAACCTGATACGATAGAGCTTTGCAACCTATCAGAGCAAATATCGCAATTAATCCCAAAAACGAATAACCAAACAGAAGATGATGCGCAAGAACTAAATCTTGAAGGTATTCGTTACGAGTTCGATAGCGATAGTAATTGTATGGAAGATGCCGATAATACATATTTCATTAATCTTAGAATTAAAGCAACTTTTTAAAAAGAAATACAATGGCAAACAAAACAGGCGCATGGGGTATTGAGAGTGTGAAATTTGCTACTCTTGTAAGTGACCCAACTGTTGCAGGTGGTAAAGTTGGAGAAAAGACGCTACAGGCAAAAAGTGCATTTCCAACTGAATGGTCGGCTTTTGTAATGAAGGCAATCGTTAAAGATTCACTATCATTCAACGACAACGCTCCCTCAACAAACAATATCGAAATTGAAGACAGTGACAATTATTACGCAACACTTCAAAGTGACGCGGGTACTGAAGGCTTTACCATTCAGACTTACGACATGAGTGAAGAGGCAGCAACATTCTTTTTCGGTTACAAAAAGAATAGCGAAACAGGCTATGTTGAAGAAGATGTAGACTTCAAGTTGCAAAATCAAGCAATTCAGATTGTAACAAAGAAGACATCTGAATTTCCTTCTCATACTTTTGAGTGGGCAAACATGAAGCTTGTTGTTACGAAGTCTGGTACAATCGGCAAGAGCGGTTTTCCGAACATCAACATTGAATGTACGAAGCAAGCCGTTTTTGACGCTGTAACAGGCAAAGAAATGCCTTCAACGCGCTGGAAGTAATAGTTTTTAGTTAATATAGGATTAGTCCATGAGCGGCATATACGGTTTAGCCGTTGTATGCCGCTCTATTTTTTTAATATGGAAGAAAAGAAAAGTACATCAGAAGTTATTAATGAGAAAGCCACATGGTGCTTATTCGGGTGGCTACCTTTTCGATTAAAACCTCTAACCTTATCTCAGATTTGGGAAATTGGGGAATTGGTACAAAAGTGTGATAAATTAGATTTGCAAGGCGAATTTTATGCAATAGAACGAATGCTCGCAGCCCATGGCGACTTAAAGCATTTACAAAACATTGTCGTAAAAGCGGTTTTTCGTAGCTCTATAGCGCGTTTTTTATTCGGTTGGTACATTCGTAAGCATACAACAATGAAAGTCTATAAACGCGTTATTTCATTTTGCGCAAAATCTTTCGATGCTCCCTTTTTTTTTCAGTCTTTGACTTTCCTAAGAGTTATATATATAGGATAATCAAGTAAAAACAAATACAAATAACGCTATATAAGCATTTATTTTGTAAACTCCCATGTAGCGTTTTTGTACTTTGTTTTACTTGTTTGAATTTATGTTGTGCAAAAAAAGGCCATTTGCACAACGCTTAAAAACTAACTTCAATAAAAATATTATGGCAACTTTAAACGCATTTATAAGGGCCAATAAGGGCAAAGATACGGCTTTTGTCCGTTTCCGTTTATCAGAGGGGCGAAAAGTGCAACTATTTTATAAAAGCACTATTTCTGTAAAGGTGGCTTTATGGGATAGCAAGCGCGAATGTATCAGTACAAAGAAAGTATGTAGGGCAACGTACCGCAAACAAGTAGATAACGCGGTGTTAGAAATGCGTGAACGTATTTTGCAAGTATATGAGGCAAACAGAAACAAGATAATAACAAGTAAAGATTTTGCCTTAATGATTGAGGGAAAGGTAAAAAACGAAACCTTTGCTTTGTCTGATATTTGCGAATGCTTTACAAGTTTCATGCAAGAAAGAACGATTAATGTATCGCAAAGCACAAAAGGCCATTACAACGCGCTTAGAACGTGTTTAAAACGTTTTATTCTTGTTAGTAAGGAGATAGGCAACCCCACAAATTTTAATTGCTTACAAGCAATAAACGAAACAGATATAATAAGGTTTGAAGCCTTTTTGCGTGATGAGTATTTGTATGTGCCAAGATACGCGAAAATATACGAAATAGTACCTTTTTCCGACCTTTCCAAGTTAGGACGACCACCACAAAGGGAACGAAGCAGAAACACAATACACAAATACTTGAAAGATTTAAACGTGTTCTTTAAGTGGTGTGTAAATAGCGATATAATAGCAAAGAACCCAATGAGAGCCTATAAAATTGTATTTGAAGTATATGGCACTCCCTATTACCTTACAAAGGCTGAAAGAGATTTTATAAAAAATTTCGATTTGTCGCAAAGCAAGGTATTAGAAGTTGCAAGGGATTGTTTTATATTTCAATGTTTTGTGGGGTGTAGATATGGAGACCTTTACAGACTTACAAAAGAAAATATAAATAAAGGTTTTCTTGAATACGTTCCACAAAAGACAAAAGGCAAAAGGGCAAATGTTATACGTGTTCCGTTACATGATGAGGCCAAAAAGATAATTTTGAAGTATGAGGATAAAGAAAGAAAAACTTTACTTCCTTTACGGCCGTGGGTTGATGTTCAGAACAAACTTATAAAACGTTTCTTTACCCTAATGGGGATAACGCGTAAAGTTATGGTGTTTAATTCAACCACAATGCAAGAAGAAGCACGGCCTTTAAATGAAGTAGCAAGCACCCATTTAGCAAGAAGAACCTTTATAGGCATTCTTTACAAGCAAATAAAAGACCCTTGCTTAATTTCATCTATGAGCGGACACGCGCCAAATAGCACGGCCTTTGCTCGCTATCGCTCAATAGATGATGAAATAAAAACGGAAACAATACACTTACTATAGTGTACGAAAAGCAAATAACAATAAATACAAAGAAAATTGCTATTTTACAACAAAAATAGTTGTAAATATAACCAATTTAGTTATATATAAGTTGTACATTTGCGAACGAACAAGTAATAAATAAATATACAAAACAATGGAAACAACAACACTACAAAACACGGCCTTTTCAGCAGCACCGCAAACGTTTTTCATGTTGAACGCTGAGGAACTTAAACAAGTAATTCAAGGCTTTATAAGTGACTACCTTACACGCGAAAAAGAGAAAGAACAAAGTGAAACGCTTTACACCGCGGACGAGGTTACAAAATTACTTCACGTATCACGTGCAACGCTTTGCAAGTGGGCAAACAAAGGGTATTTAGTGCCTATCAAAATAGGCAAATTTACCCACTACAAGAAAAGCGAAATAACGGCCTTAATGAACGAACAATAACAAAGAAGTACAACGGCCTCAGCAATAGCAAATAAATTTGATTTAAGGGCGTTTTCTGTCTTCGATAGGTATTTATACGCTATGGCAGACAAAACGGCCTTAAATCGAATAAAACTAAAAAATAACAATGGAACAAAAAACAATACTTGACAAAATTAAAGTTCCTACTTTCTTGTGCGTTGAATTAAACCTTTTCGGAGGTGCACGAGCATTCCAACTTTTAAAAGCCTTTATGGATTATGGCTTTAAGGGAGTAGAACCCCAAAAAGGAGATTTGGACGAAGAACAAACAAAGTACTATACAAACGTTTTGCGCCCTATCATAGACAAGCAAAAGGCAGAGCAGCGCAAAAGGGAAAGACGAAAGGAAAGAAGAAGACAACGACAACAAACAAGTACTAACACAACAAACACCGCAAACACATGGAAGTAAATGAACAAGACTTTTGTTTGCTCGTATTGCCGAGCATCACAAGGGCGTTATACAAGATTGGCCAAAAAAATGCGGCTTTGGGTTTTGCAGCATTCAAAATGCTTAACGATTATGCCATGACAGGAGAAGAACCCCAAGGCGTTGACGATGATTTGACGCTAAGCATATTATTTGAAACGATTGCACCAATAATAGACAAGTGCCGTGAAAATTACCAAAAGTCGGTAAATCGTTATACCGCTTGCAAGGAGAACGGCAAAAAGGGAGGACGGCCAAAAACGCAAGAAACAGAAGAAATTCTTCTACAACCAAAAGAAGAATTTGCAATTTTCAAGCGCTTGAATTGCGATGAAGAATTTTGCTACCAGTGGCGCGAAAATAGCGAATTTAGCCAATTTGCGTATGATGAGGATTTTGTAAACTTTTACAACGAATGTAGAGCCAAAAACAAAAGGCATACAAGCGAAACAGACATAAAAAGCCATTTCTTTGACTGGCTAAGAATACAAGCACAAAACAGAAAAAACGAGTGGAAAAAGGGGCGTTATAGGTGCTGATGATCAATACGGAACAACTTATAAAAAAACCAAAGAAAAACCAAAGGTGAAACCAAAGAAAAACCAAAGGTGAAACCAAAGAAAAACCAAAGGTGAAACCAAAGAAAAACCATAAAGGAAAAGGGAAAAAGGAAAAGGGAAAAAGGAAAAGAGAAAAAAAATTCATCATCATCAACACCGCTGAAGCCACCACAAGGCGCGCGTGTATGCGTATGCGTGTATGCGTATGCGAGAGAAACACCAAACACACTTTGAAAAAGCGCTCAAATCGAAAGACAAATAAAAAGTTCTGTTTTTGCCTTACATGTGCTGAAAACAGCACAATTACAGAACTATAGAAAAGAACTAAAGAAAAGAACAAGAAATAAGAAATTTCTTTTTCATCAAAAGCGGCAAAAAAAAGGAATTGAAATGGATTGGGAAACGATACACGGCCAAATAGTAAGCAAAGCCAACAATTACGAAGTAGGCAACAACAAACACGGCAAAAGGTACATAATCAAAAGCGAACGTTTAAGGGATTACGAAAGGAATTTTTTAAAGCAATGCAAGATTTATAAAAGCCGAATGATAAACGGCCGTTTCTGTTTGTATGCAAAGGTTTTTGAATGTTCCACGCGTTACGACCTTGACAACGCGTTAAAAACTTTGTTAGATTGCTTGCAAATGGTTGGAGCAATAACAAATGACAATCTTTGCACAAAGATAATAGCCGAAAAGCACCACGATAAAAACAAACCGCGTATTACCTTTGCACTTGAAGAATACGAACCGCATTTGTTTTAAGCCTCAGCAAAGCAATAAAACGCAATAAACGCAAAATAAGCCGTTTTAAGGCATTATCTTTGCAAAAGTGGTACAAGTTATCATTTAACGGATAAAACGCGCTTAAAACGCAAACAAAGTGGCAAATCGAATGTGTTTAGCATATCAGCAAAAGAAATAGTACAAGTAAAACCAACATACAAACGAATAAAAACAAATCTTTCGTTTATTTCTTTCGTTTTAAGCCGCTTTTATTTGCTGAGGCTTATAAGTTATCACGAAAGCAATAAAACGCGCCCAAAACGCACGAAAGCGGCCAAATTTAAGCCGTTTGCCTATATGGGCAACTTTACAAAACAAACAAACAACAAAAAATTAGCAAAAATGACATTCAAAAAAGGAGAAATCACAAACCACAAAGGACGGCCTAAAGGGTCTAAAAACAAACGTAGTGAAAAACTTTACGAAGTAGTTAAAAACTTGTTGGAGGATAATATACCACAACTTAAAAGCGACCTGCGTACACTCGAACCGAATGAACGCGTAAAAGCAATAACAAATTTGCTCGCCTATGCGATACCAAAGCAAGCAGCCATAACCGCTGAGGCTAAAATAGAAGCCGAATTTACACAACTTGAAAAACTTCTACAAATCGCACCCGAAGAAGCCGTACAAGCCATTGCAGCAAAGGTGTTGGCTATGCAAGCCGAAAGGGAAAAAAACGAAAACAATGAGCAATAAGCAAACGAATATTAGAACGATTTTAGATTTTGCCAAAGGGGTAAAACCAAAAACAACGTGTTCACGCGTTTTTCAGTTCGTAAACGGCAAATTAAAGATGACAAACAAAACTTTTACCCCACATGGGACAGAAGATTTGCACATATTTGTAGTAACTACAGAAGAAGAAAAAAACATCATAGATAATTTAACCGATGAAGAAGAAGAAAAACTTCACAAGTAACGGAAAAAGTATTTATTTCGTGTATGCTACTTGCATAGTGAATGGCTATTTTGAAGACATTCTAAAGGGTATGTTTACCAATAGCGTAAGGGCAAAGGAATACAAAAAGAAGATTTATGAACGTGTTGCAACTTGCACGGAGGTAAAAATAATACCTAAGCGAGTAAGAAACGAAACAAAACCTATAGAAGTAGAATTTATTTAGTTTTGGGTTAATTTGGGGTGTAAGCGTATAAATAACACTTGCACCCCATTTTTTGTATTTAAGCCACTTCTTTTGCTGAGGCTTACAAGTTACCACAGAACAAAAGAAAACGCGCCAAAACGGCCAAATGAAGCCTATTTGCAAGAATAATAAACAATAACAAAAATATAATAGCCTCAGCACAACAATAAACACAATCCAAACGGCCAAATTTGCGTTTTACGGCCTTTTCAGTCGCTGAGGCTTACAGACTACAAGACAACACAAAAAACGGCCTTACAGACAAAAACAGAATGAAATAACAAAACGTTTGCCATGTATAACGGCTTGCATCACGATTTTTGCGGATAATAGAAGCCATTTAAACCACTTCTTTTGCTGAGGCTTACAAATACTTTGCTTTGTATTTCTGTTTGTCTGTTTGTGTGCAATTCGGCCGTTTTCTGTACATTTTTGCATTGCTTTTGCATTCGGTTTGCATTGCTTTTGCATTAAATTCGGCCGTTTTCGGTCGTTTGTCTGTTTGCAGTTCGGCCGTTTCCGTACGCTTACACTTTGCTTTTACGAAAGAATACAAAAAAGTAGTGGGTATTTCACAATAGCCACTACTTCATAACAATGTCCGTGTAGTCTCTAATACTTGCGCTATATAGCACAATGGAACAAGTACTTTAATACATTGCAAATGTACAAAAATATTTGGTTTCCACGTGTTTTTTTAAAGGCTACTTGTGCAGCTGCCTTGGCGCCATGTTTTACACCCTCATTCAACCAAAATAGAAGATATAAAACGGCCTTATTTCGTTTCTGTCTGTCTGTGTGCAGTTTCGGCCGTTTCCGTTGCATCTCGTGTAACGCTGACAGATACCGCAAAACTTTTGCCGCAATGGGGGCAACTGATAGAAGCAGCACCGACCATTGGCGCGGTAAACAATTCTTGTATAGGCACGTTTAAGGCTGAGGCTATCTTTTGAAGTGTTGAAAGTGTTGTATTACCTTTCAGACTTTTTGCAAGTCCTATTGGTGTAATACCTACAAGTGTAGCTAATTCTTTTTGCTTTATGCCTTTAGCCTTGCAAATTTCTTTTACACGTAACTTCATAGCCTTTCTAATTTTATGCCTATACTTTTACCGCAATGAGGACAAACAAACGTTTGCTTTGCATCATCAGTTATAAGCAACTCCCATGTTTGAACGTTTAATGCAGTTGCAATTTTTTCAAGTGTTGTTAGTGTTGGCTTGCCTTTTAGTGATTGCCGCAACCCTATTTCAGTAATACCGATATTTTTTGCAAGTTCCTTAAAAAGCATACCTTTCGCCTTGCAAAGTGCTTTTACTTTTTCGTGTAAATCCATATAAAGTATTTTGTTTTGGTTTGTATTTTGGTGCAAAGATAGCAAGTAAAAGTAATATGTTTTGATTTTTGCAAATAAAATATGAAAAAAATTTTGTTTTTATTTGGTTGAAACAAAACAAAATACTTATCTTTGCAGCGTAAAACAAAACAAAAACATATAACAATGAAAGCAAACAATTTCAAAAAGGAAATGGCGAGAGTAATGCGTGACGCGTGGAAATTGGTACGCGAAACAAAATGTACAATGAGCGAGGGCCTAAAAATGGCGTGGCGCGCCTTGCGTTTGCGTATTGAGTTGCGCGCAAAGAATGTTGTAACGTTTTTCTTTATCAAGAAAGACGGAACAAAGAGAGAGGCCCACGGCACGTTGAATTTTCAAACGATACCGAGCGAATACAGACCGACAACGGAACGCGAAACACGCACCGCAATACAAACGTACTTTGACCTTGATAGAATGGCGTGGCGCTCATTCAAGATACAAACACTACAATAACATACAACAACGTATTTAAACCTTTACAGATATAGCACAAATGCAATACACGAAGAAGCAAGTAAACGACCTTTTTAAAATAAAGGTTTACGGCAAAGACCAAAACGGCCACAAAATAAACACGTTAGTAGGTGTTAGCGGCCTTATTAAGTTAATAGGTATAGAGTTATTCAACAAGTTTGTAACACGTGCCAAAAAGGCTTGTTTCAACGCTGCAAAATGCGTTTGCAAATTACGTAGAGGTTTAAAAGTTACGTTTTATATGTTCTAAGCCTCAACCACGGCAAAGGCACGGAAACAGACAAACCGCGCCTTTGCTCCTAACATTAACAAGTACAACAATAAAATAAAAAAACTCATGGAAACGACAAAAGAAACACCACAAACGGAAACGGAAACGGCAAAGGTCGTAAAGGTGTCAAAGGGGCAAATTTCGGCCCTTTTAGAAGTGTTTAACGATGTAGGTGATTTAGAAACGATAGCCTACAGACTGAAAGAAATTGCTTTTTGCATTGGTGTGTGTGACAAAGGTACGAACGAATTAAAACACCTTATGGAAACCTTACAAGACATTGATAGTATTTGCGGTTTTCTTTTGGTTGATGAGTTGCAAGAAGTTATTACAACAATCAACAACACGGAGGATTTCACGAACATAGAAATAAAAGTAACGGACTAACAAAGCAGCACACATACGGCAAAGGCACGGAATTAATAGTTACCGCGCCTTTTCCGTTAGTGCTGAGGCTATAACCAACAACAAACAAAATGAACAACGGAACGACAGACAAAGAATTTCCTTCAATGCCTAATGAATGCCCCATAATGGGCAAAGGCACGGAAACAAACGTACAAAGCGCGTTAACCGCGCTAAATACGTGTAAGTATTGCTTTTCACTCATGGAAGAACCGCAAAACAACTTATTCAAGTTTTTGAAGTATTTGCATATAAGCGAAGCATTTAACGCGCATACTTTACGCATTTTGCGCCAACTGATAAAAACGGCCTCAGCCTCAGCACAGACAGAAAAGGCAACGTTTTTAAAAACGTGTTCTTTGCTCCAAGCAAATGTACATTTGTACGCGCTTATGCAAGACAAAGAAACAAACGTTTTCAAGTTCCTTGATAGCGTTAAAAGTGCATCTTCTAACACGAGAAAAGCAATGAAGTATTTAAACGATTTACAAAAAGACTGAAACATGACAAACGGCAACAAACGTGTGCTAAGACTTTTGCAAGGTGGTGGGGAGTTTACAACTATAGATTTTGTAAGGCTCGCAAATGTAGCAGACCCACACAAACAGATAGCAGCACTAAGGGAAAAAGGCTACAAGATAAAGGACGAATGGAAAAAGCACAACGGCAAACGCTTTAAGGTGTGGACTATGAACGAAACAAGCGAAACGCGAAATAAGCCGTTTTAAGCCACTTCTTTTGCTGAGGCTTACAAGTTACCACGGATAACGCAAAACGGCCTTAAACGCAAAGTTTGTGCAAAATAACTTTTTGTAATTTGTTGTGCATTGTTTAAAATGTTGTGCAAATGTTGTGCAAGAAATAATAATCCAACGTTTAAAACATTGACAAACAAAGCAAAACAAATAGTAAAAACTTTCCTAAGAGGTGCGAAGAAAGTGACGATGAATACTCACGAAGCACAAGTCCGTGGGGGTTTATCGGAGGAATAATGAAATACTTTCGCATGAGTTACGATGAAGTCGTATTCAAGCGGAGTTACATTAACCTCTTACTTCTTAATGCTGCGATACCAGGAATTAAGCCTTTTGACGAAAACGAAAACGACACAAGCAATACAAATACGAACGAAAACAAAAATAAGCCTTACACGTTAGATGATAACGGTAACGGATTTTTCACAAGTTTAATGTAATACGATATGGACGATATTTTAGGAATTAGAGCAACGATAGATGCATCAGAAGTTCAGCAAGGTGCAAATGATTTCGTGCAACAAATCACGAACATGAAACAACAGACCGATACAGTTGTCCTCGCCCTGAATAATAGTATTAGTAGCGTATTACAACAAGTGTCTGAATTTGGACGAACTGCAAATGGAATGTCATTGTCTGAATTAAGCAATAGTTTGAGCGAGGCAAAAGCAAACTTTGTATCTTTAAGCGAAGATATTGCAAAACAAAGGCAGATTATATCTGATACTACATTCGAATTGCGAGATTTGCAGCAATCATACGCAGATGCAAAGTCTGAGGGTAAGAATATGGTTGCGCAAGATTTGCTACAACAAATAGAAACGTATAAACAAGGCATTCAAGGGCAGCGCAGAGAGTTGGCCGAAATGGTTACGGCACAACAACAAGCGAAAGAAAGCATTAAGGATTTATCCCAAGCATACCAAGAAGCAAAAAATTCAACTCCTACATTCGAAGGAGTAACGAATGGCGCGCAGACAGCAGAAGAACGCATGAAGGCATTAAAAGACTCTTTTGATGCCTTCCAAGCGAGTGTTACATTATCTCAGCAAGGTATTAATGAGTTAGGCGCACAAGGCGCACAAGCGCAAACACAAGGCGATGAAGGACAAGCAACAATAACAAAAACAATCGAAACTCGCTACACTAATGAAGGTGCGGAAGAAACTGCCGAAAAGACACAACTTGTAAAAGACAAGATTGATGAAGTTTCGACATCGTATGCTCGTAGCCTTGCAGCATCACAAACGGCATTCAATGAGCAAAAGAACCTTATTGGAAGTTTGGAAGGGCAAATCGCAAATTTGCAGCAAGTAATGATGCAAGCAACAAAGGCTGGCGATATGGATTCGGCTACACAAGCCGCAAAACAGATACAAGTTCTTGAAGGACAACTAACAAACGCAAAATCAAAGTTAGAAGAATTTCAAAAAAGCGCAGAAGATGCACAGAAAAAGCTAACTGATTTTGCGAACAAGACCCCCGAAATAGAACAACGGCTGGAAAATCAAAGCACAGCATGGGGAAGACTGAAAGACCGCTTTTCAATGTTCGGTGATAGGTTTGGCAATTGGCTGAGAGGTGATGCAGATAAAGGAAAACAAGCTATATCGCAATTTACAGATATTATAGACGGAATGGGTCTTCCACTCACTAAATCTATAAAAGGTTTTAGTGCTATGACTAAATCTGCAATAGGATTTATTGCAACACCATTGGGCGCGGTATTAGCAGCAATCGTATTTGTGTTAAAAAGCGTGTATACGTATCTTAACAAGAGTGCTGAAGGGCAAAAAATACTTGCTAAAGTTTCAGCGTTCTTGGGAAGTATTATGCAATCTGTTACAGATATTGTTATTGCATTCGGTAAGTACTTCTTCAAGGTATTTACTGGAGCAAACACTATAACCATCGAGTTCACGACAAATTTTGTAAAAACATTCAAAAGTGCATTCAGTGCAGTAAAAAATCTTACAGTCGGTTTTGGTACTATTTTTAAGGGTGTATGGCAAATCATAACAGGTGAAATTAAAGAAGGCTGGACATCTATAACAAGTGGTATATCGCAGATGGGGACAGGTGTTAAAGATAGTATTTCTTCTATAACGAATACCATAAAAACACAGATTTCAGCCGCAAAATTAGGTGCTAAAATAATTTATGGACTTTTTTCTGATAAAGAATTATCGAAAGATCTATCAAATGCTTTTGGCAATATAGGTAAAAATGCAATGGCTGCAGCCGAAGGTGCAACTGAAAATTTGAAATTGTCAAAAGAAGCCGATGAAGCGAAAGAGCGCGGTCTACAGATTGACACCAAGGTTAATGATTTAAAGAATAAAGCACGTCAAACAACTGGAAAAGAAAAAGATGACTTGCTTAAACAAGCTAAGATACTGCAACAACAGAAATACTATGGTCGTGATATTTTAGACCAAAAGACAGGGCAAATAAAGCACGAGAATGGTATATATGATGTACAGAGAAAGCAATACGATAATCTTAAAAGGATTAACGGATTACACGTTAGAAATCTTTCGGCCTTGAAGGCTGAAAGACAAGCGCGTATAGGACTTGCACAAACACAAGCACAAAGTATTGCATCAATGAGTATGCTTGTACGCATGGAAGCTGCAAATTTACGTTCGATGAAAGCTGCTGAAAAATCATCGGCTAAAAAAGCAACAGCAGACGCAAAAAGAAAAGCGAAGCAAGATGATAAGATTTCATCAGCAGAGCAAAAAGTTTACGATACTTACGATACTAACAATCAAGAAAGAACAAATGCCGCGGTTAGCGTAGAAGAAAAAATCATAAAGGCTAAAATTGCGGCAATGCGTGATGGATATGCTCGTACTCGTGCTGAAAGAGAGCAACAAAACGAAGATGAACTGCAACAAATCGAAAAACAAAGAGAAGCAGCGATAAAGGCCGAAAAGAAGCGTCAACGTTCCGAATTTGATGCAATACAAGCTCTTGTTAAGAGTAAGGGCGGCAAGGCTCAAAAATGGGACGAAAATACAATGGTTGATAGCAAAGCGATTGATGATATAAACAGTCGTTTTGACCAATTATCAATCTTCACTTCTCAAAAGCAACAACGCACAGACCGCGATGAATTATCAAGTGAATACGACAAGCAAGCAGCCGAAAAAGGTAACAGAATAAACAAATTACTAAACGATATTGAGCGCATTGATGAACTAATAAAGAAATCTGACAATGAAGCCGATAAGGCTGAATTAAATAAGTTGAAGAGTCGTGTTCAAGCGCAACTTGATTGGGTTAGACAATCAAAAGATGCATGGAATGATTATGTGCAAAAATATGGCTCATTCCAAGAAAAGGTTGCTGCAATCAATGAAAAATTTGAGCATGATACTATCAATTTATCTGATGAAGACCCACTTAAAATGCGTCTTGAACGCGAGCGTGATGCAGCAATTCAGACATTAGAAGCAGCTGAGAAATTAAAAGCATTTGATTGGATGAGTGCTTTTGGTAATCTTAGCAAATTAAGTAGTGATACACTTGAACGCGTAAAAGAACAATTAAAAGAAATCCTTGACACTGATAATACACTCAGCGTAAGTGATAAATCTAAATTAGTTGATAAATATACCAAAGTTCAAGAACAACTTGATAAGAATAAAACATCTTGGGTAGGTGGTGCAGTTGGAACGTTATGGAATAATAATCTTGAGAAAAAAAGATTAAGACAAAATTACGAAGAGAAAAAAGGAATATATGATGACGCTGTTTTAAAGAACGAAGAAGCGCAACACAACAAAAAAATAGCAGACGAAAAACTTGATAATCGAAGAACGAACCTGAATGACTATCTTAAATTGCAAGGTAGTAAGATGAAAGCGGACGATTTGAAAGGAATGGACGAACAACAAGCCTTGCAAGTCCTGCAGCAAAGCGGTGTTGATACTTCTGGGTTCGGAGATAGCTTTGGTTCTTTATTTAAAGGATTTACGGGGGCAAGTGATGCTGCTGCACAAGCATCAGCACAAGCAAGTCAAGCAGCCAGTGCAATGCAAAATGCTGGACAAGGGTTGCAAGGAGCTGAAGCTGAAATGGGCAAAAGTGCCGTTCCGACAGATGCTATTATTAAGGGTGTAAATCAGAATGTACAATCTCTTAATGAATTAACGAAGAAATATATAGGCAGCAATACGCAATTTGCGAAAGGCATGGAAAAATTTGCAGAAAGTTCGCAAGAAGCTACAGCTGCATTCGATTCACTTAAAAGTGGCGATTTCTTTGGTGTAATCTTACATCTTAGTAATGCTTTTGAATCTCTTGCGCAAAGTATTGGTGGTTTCTTTGGATATGATAATGGTATTGCTGCATGGGAGAAAGAAGTTGACCATTACAATAGACTTTCTGGTATATGGGACGACCTTATCAGCAAGAAGAGCGAATATGTTAACATGTCGTTTGGTAATGCTGCGGTTAAAGCTATAGAAGAAGTTGAAAGCCTATACAAATCGGAAGAAACGAGTGCTAAAAAATTGATGCAAACATACCTTAAAATCCGCGAGATTGGCCATCATTCTAACAGTTATAAAAATAACAAAGCAATAAGAAAAGCTGGAGGTTATGATGAATGGTCACGTTTGGCAGGTGTGAGCATAACGCAAGCAAAGGATTTTTACTTAAGAGATTATTCGTACGAAGAATTGCTTGCTCTTAAAGGCGCAAAAAATGGCGAGTTTTGGGGAAGCATGGATAAAGATATGCAAAGCTATCTTGAAACATTGCTTGAATGCAAGAAGAACACGGAAAATTTTCAACAAACAACACTTGAAAAGTTGACAGGTATAAAGTTTGATGATATGTATCAAAACTTTATGTCAGCATTAAGTGATATGAGCAAAGGCGCAGATGATTTTGTCAATGACTTTAAAAACAACATGTTGAAAGCATTGATTGAAAATCAAATGGGCGATGAAGTTAAGAAATGGACTGAAGATTTCGTTAATCGCTATCAAGCAGCCGTTAAATCTGACGGTGGAAAGATTAGTGAAACACACGCACAGCAATTCAGACAAGAAATATCAGAAGCAAGCAATAACTTTTTCCATAAGCGCCAAGATTTAGCAAATTCTATTGGTCAAGGGAACGCGGCAAGTAGCGGAGAACAGAAAAAAGGCTTTGCTACTGCAAGTGAAGAAAGTATTGAGGAACTCAGCGGACGTGCATTAGCACAGACGGAAGCTCTATATAGCATTCATGAGCAACAACTATTAGATACTGCAAAACTTGACAATGTAAACAATTCAATGTTAATGCTTATCAGTATCGAAACGCAAAGAAACAATTGGTACGATGAATCAATTAATATTCAGAAGACCTCGGTTACTCATCTTGCTAACATTGAGAAGAATACGAATGAGTTGTTTGTTATTAGCGAACGCTTGCAAAAGATAGAAAAGAACACGAGAAATATATAAAAACAATGGTAGGACAGGCAACAATAAATAATAACGATTTATTTCTGTGCTATGGAGCAAGTCTTGTAAAAGGAGCGTATAAAACGCTCTTGCAAGGCCTGCAAGCAAAGGAAATAGTTAAGAACACAAGTAGGATTGAACATGGCGATAGAGTTGTTATAACAGAAGACTATCCAATAAAGATTGCATCTCGCGAATTGTCTTTATCCTTCGTAATTGAGGGGAAAACACGTTCAGAAATGTTGTCTAATCGGAAATCTTTTCTGAATGATTTAATATCATCGACAATTATAAAGTTCAATGCAAATAAGTTAGGATTAGGCTTTAAGTTTGTATTTAGAGAGGTAACAGAAATTGTTGACTACACTAATAACAAATTTTGCACGATACAAATAAAGTTCTATGAACCCAACCCACAAGACAGGATTAATTTATGAACATATCAATCTATAATGCTAATAACGAGTTACTTTATGATATGCCCTCCATTTATGAAGGGTGTATCGAAAAGTGCGAGTTGATGAAAGAAGATAGTATAACGCTAAAATTCTCGCTTGTTACCCCCATTTATTTTCCAATTGGTTCTTTCGCAATATGGAGAGGGAAGAAGTATGTCGTAACAACAATTCAAAATCCTACCTATAACGAAAATAAAGGTGGTTATGATTATGAATTAAAGCTTGATGCTTATTACTATGCATGGAAATTGCGTATCTATAAATATAAGCCAGAATCAGACACATTGAATACGCGCGAAACAAATTTCTCGCTAACTGCAAATCTTGAATGGCAAGTAAAGTGTTTGTTACGATGTTTGAAAATTGAAGGTTTTATATTTAATAAAGATACTGATTTCACTTATTCAATTCATAATATTAAAGGTGATGGCCTTGATGAAGTAAAAACATTGAGCTACAATTCAACTAACTACATTGATGCACTTAATCAAATTGCGAAAGAATGGGATACTGAATGGTGGATAACTGATAATTTCTTACATTTCGGTAAATGTCAAGATGCAGAAAAAACGAATGTAGATTTTATCCTTGGGAAGAATGTCGTAAATATGACTTCTTCTAAAAGTGAAGGCGAACATGCTACACGTGTGTACGCCTTTGGCTCGTCACGTAATATGCCTCCTAACTGGAATAAAGGTGAAGTAGATTTTAGTGTTGTAAGCGTTGATAAAGAAAATAAAACATTCAAGTTCGATAAAGATATTTATTCGGATTATTTTGAAGATTACGAAAAGACAAAGGTCTTCGATTATGAAAGAATAGAATTTAGTGCAGTAAGAAAACTGATTGACACTAAAAAAAATAAATATGATTTCATACAGATAAAATCTAATATATTTGAACTTGATGTAAACGAATACAAGTTGGGTGACAAGTTATACGCACTTGATAATTACGGCAACAAGGATAGATTTGCAATACGTATATTATGCGAAAGAAACGATTATAATCAAGTGCCAACAATAAATGGTGCAATAACAACTATTTTTCTATTCCAACAAGAAAATGACGGTAAATATTATAAAACTACAATTAAAAATCAAAAGATAGATATTAATCCAACGGGGACATATCAAAACGCTCTTGTATATATTCCTTTCGATGAATTAAATATAACAAAGAAACAAAAGTGTTACATCTTAATTGATTTAGTGTTTTTGTATTCAGATGACTACAAAGGTGAAATTACAGTTTCTGAAGGTACAAAATTGTGTATTAGAACAAGTGCTGAATATTACAAGATACATTCTTTACTTGCAAACGTCAATGCAAATGGTATTGAAAGTGCAAGTGATTCGGCAATATTCTCAACAAAGGTAGGTGAATTTAATTTTAGGTGGGAAGACAGTGAAACAGCATTGCCTAAGCAAGGCGATAAGTATCGCATCAAAAACCTTATAACAAACAAATTGCCTTCATGGTGGTTTAAAGCAAATAGTCAAGATGCCGAAACCATTAAACAAATGTCAGAAACTCATTTGCCACTTAAAAGTCCAGGGTATATTGATATAGAAACACCGAAAAACGATGCTGAAATTGTTGAAAAAGTTCTTGTTTTCGATGATATATATCCACGGACAAAAACAACTATTACGAAAGTAAATGACAAGCTGCAAAACGTAATGAGTGATGACGGTAAGACACCAACAGGAGAAAAATATACTGAGTACTACATTCAAACTTCAGATTTCACGTTTAACGAAGAATGGCAGCTAAAAAACGGAGAAAATATGAAGATTGAATTTCAATCGGGAGCACTCACAGGTCTCACCTTTGAAACAGAATATAATTCAAGCGAAACACCTCCTGAAAAAGATAATACGAATGTCGTTGAGCATACATATTTTCGCATTCTAAGACAACAATTTGATGGTGGCTTAATGTTACCCAATGGTGCAATGCATCCGAAGGTTGGTGATAAATTTATTCTTACAGGTTGGGATGTTACGCGACTTGACGAAAGTCTTATAAAGAATGCTCAAAAAGAGCTTGCAACGGAAACTGCAAAAGAATTAAAGAAAATGGCAATAGACCCGAATACGTATGAATGTACGCTATTCAGTGATATTGCATACGGAAGGAATATTGAAACGTTTATTGTTGATGATAATGGTTTTCACCTAATAGACAAAGACGGAAACGAAATAACTACAGATGACAGCGGAAAAGAACTTAATCCAGATATGACATGGGATTTTGACCTTGGAAGACGAATAACGTTATATAATGGTGCTTTCTTTCGTTCTGGTAAACGCGCATCACGTGTTATTGGTTACGAAAAGAAAATGGATATACCTTTCGATAGTCCTATCTACAAAGTTGGTGAGAAGGCCGAATATTCTCGCATTGGAGATTTAGAAAAGCAAATTAGTGGGACATCTCCTACGATAGGAACACAAGGATTGCAGTATCTTGGACAAACAACAAGTGGAGGAGGTTCTGTATATCTAATCAAGAGACAAGATAAAACAGAAGCAAGTGATTCGAATACTTATTCTGCATTGAGAGCGCAATTTGAATTTCTTTCAAAACAGAAAGACCAAAATGCTTTCGGTAATATAAACTTCCTTTCTGGGATTAGTGCTAAAGGTTCTAATAACGGAACTGCAACAGCAGCGGACGGAATTTGCGAATATTATTAAAATAAAAATATGGCAAGACTTTTATCAACATGGTTTGACGGATTTATAGGCTCGGCAAAAGCAACAGGTAATTTTGTGCTGAATGCCCTCGGCAAGAAAGTGCCAGAAATGGCTGAACACTATATGTCCGATTTTGGTGGGTATGGTTGGAAAATGCAAGAAGACGCGAATGGGAAATATATCCTTGAATTGGATAGTTTGAAAATTCGTGAAAGCCTTATTGCACATAGTCTAATAATAGACCAGATACGTGCTATCTGTGGCTCATTAGGCATCAGTCAAGCGTGCGGTAAGGTAAAGGAAGTGCAATCAGATAGTACTAATTACTACCTTATCATGGAGGGCGAAGAAACGCATGGATATGGCGGCTTTGCAGCGAAAGATTTTATCCGTTGTCAACGTTGGACTGGTAATGGGCTAAAAGGTTATTGGGTTAAGGTTAATTTTTTGGGAGATAATGGAAATGGACATCAAAATGTTTTAGCTATAAGCAAATCTGAATTCAAAGGTGTTATCAATCAAGACAACGGCACGAAAGCAGACAATGTAAGCGAAAGCACATCTTCTATGTCGTTACCTTCGGCTGGAGACGAAATCGTGCAGTATGGTAACGAAATAGATAAAACGCGACAAAGCGCAATCTACATACACGCAAATGGAAATGGGCAACCCGCTCTTGATATTCTTACAGGCATTCATTCTAAGTCTTTTGACGGTTGTTTAGCTTGTCGCCTTGGTGGAGATTTACCTAATGGCGGTTTCGGCCTATATAGCAAAAATGGCCGTGTTATGTCACAATCAGAAAGTGGAGAAGTACACTATACACTTAACCCAGACGGAACATTTGAACTCGGTAAGGGTGCAATTTCCTATGACGGAAAAGGGACAGTGACTATAGGTAGCAATGTCGTTATAAAGTGGGGAGCGCAGAGCCAATCTAAATACGAATATGCAATTAGCGACAATGGAGTTACCGCCCCGAATCATAATTGGAGTGAAACATTCCCAACTAATATAGCTCAAGGTAAGTACATTTGGAAACGCACAACCTATCCCGATGGCACTGAGACTACAGAGTTGCTTGGCTTCGTTGGTAAGGACGGTAAGATACCAACATTCACGTACGAATACGCTACAAGCACATCTGGAACGACTGCACCTACTAAAGATTGGAGCGGTACGTTTCCAACAAATGTTACACAAGGTATGTACATTTGGAAACGCACAAAAGATAGTGACGGAAAAGTTGTGGCTACAGAGTTGATTGGTTATGTTGGCGAAGACGGAAAAACCCCTACTTATACATACAAATATGCTACGAACACATCAAGTACACAACAACCGAGTAGGGGTTGGAGTAACACTTTTCCAACAAACATTGAGAAGGGAACGTACATTTGGAGACAGACATTGAATAGTAGTGGAGAGGTAGTTATTACAGAATTGATTGGTTATGTTGGCGAGGACGGAAAGATACCTACTTATACATACAAATATGCTACAAGCACTTCTGATACTATTGAGCCAAATGGAACTTGGAGTGATACGTTTCCAACTAATGTCCCAAAAGGTTCATACGTTTGGAGAAAAACGATTGATGAAAATTGGAACGTTATCGCAACAGAAGTTATCTATTACAAAAGTTTAGACGGAATACAAGGGCCACGAGGCCCACAAGGCGATGACGGTGCAGCCTATTACATTCTCGCCCCCATTGGGTCAATATCGCGAACACAACAAGGCGGTGCTACACCCTCTTATAGCCAAAAGACGATTACCGTTGAAGCCTACCGAACGCAAGGCTTAAAATCTACGAAGTTTACAGGAGGTAAAATGAAGTGGATCATTTATGGCGATGACGGCTCTGGCGGCACTACGATAGCACAAGAAGGCACAGGAGATACGGCAACGCTTGTGGCTACTCGCGCAACACGAATAGAGTTTAAACTATACGTCAGCGAAGTCGAAGTAGCACAAAAAACTATTCCTGTCGTTTGGAATGGTAAGGACGGTACGAACGGAAAAGACGGAGCTGACGGGACAAGCCTGCATAACAACTTACTCGTACATACCGACTTTGCTCCAAAGGCGGAGAACTATGCTGGCACGTGGCTAAATTTCCGCTCATCGCTCGCTACAATTAATGGAACTTTAAACGAGGGGGCTGCAGTTGGTGATACGGATATGCTCTCTGCTTCTGTCTCAGCACAGACGGACATGTTCCAATATGATGTAACAAAGTTGCTCAGCCCTCAGACGTGGTACGTTATAGGCATTACAATGCGTGGTTCTGGTACTGCTACCGTATATTGTTATCCCGACACGAACGAACAAACGATATACGTTGACGGAGGCGCAAAAGACTCTCCAAGTGACGCAAGTGCTGAATTCGCATTGACCTCAACATGGAGACGACATTACATCGCATTCTGCACGAAGTCAAGCCTTAGCGGTACAAAGTATGTACTTGTACGATTGTCAAGTGGCGCGCAAGCAGACATCTCAATGGTTACATTGGGTAGACCATACGGAGGTGGCTCAGCATTAACCGCTGACAGCTACATTCAGAATGATGCGCAGCTTATTCGCATGGCAACACCGTCCAACATGGAGACGTTCTGCGGCATCAACTCTTTGTGCGCATGGCGAAGCAGTGAACGCGAGTTTGACTTTTATTCGCAATCGTTAGGCTCAACAATCATTTCTGGACAATGGTACACCCTATCTTTCTACGCACGTGGCTCAGGTAGTATCAATACATTCGTATATGATTATGGAGGACGCGTCTTGTCTGATGCAAGCGCAGATATGCCATTAGCAGACGGAGTGAAGGAAACTGCATTTAAGAATGACGGAAGCCATACATGGGAGCTAACCGCAGAATGGGTGCGACACATCTACACCTTCCGCGTCCGCACGGACGGCACTTACTCCTCACCTATATTGCTATTCAGAGCAACAATAGGCACAAGCGGTGACTTCATCGCTATCAATCAAGTAAAGCTCGAAGTGGGCAAAAACGCCTCCGATTGGTGCTTAAACGAAATGGACAAAAAAGCCGTCTCTTTGCCCGACTGGATGAAAGCCTTCAACGGCTATACCATGAGCGGTGACAACTACATAGCAAGTGGTAACGCGTTCTTTGGCCGAAAAGAGATTGACGACGGCACTTACACAGGGTGCATGATGTCGTCTAACGGATTGCAGATAGGTGGCAATACAGTCGTAGGTCTGTACGCATTAGACCACAACATACTGAAAGTAGCAATCGACCCAGTACACCAACAATACTACTTCAAAGGCAAGGTCTATGCCGATGAAGGCATCTTTAAGGGCACAGTATATGCTGACCAAGGTGTATTTAACGGCATTACAACGGGTATGCAGCTTAACTCGGTAACGGTAATTAACACGAGTAATTGGGCTGACTACCTTGAATTAAGGGTTAAAAGTACATCGGGGCTGGAAACTATTAAATACAATAAATATGCTTACCCTATAATCCCCAATTTATCAAGCATCATCTATGTCAATAGTTTGCCCGAAACGGTAACTGAAACAGACGGAAATAACAAGACTTCAAAATATTACAAATATTGGCAATTACCACCTTACGGAGATAGCGATGAAGAAATCCAACAAGCTCTTTCGCTTGTCGGCTGCAAGTTTATTATTTATAACAACATGACAGACACTGATAGTCTCGGCAAAGAATTTAAATTATACGGCCGCTTTTCCAAAAAAGGTGAAACAGACTTCACGACCTATTTAAATTTAGGCAAAGGCATGATTATACTTACTATGTGTGTCGGCTCAGACGGACAATTCTATTGGCAATATGACGGTGCTTTATTTAATATAAAGATTAATGGTACGCTAAAGCCTGGTAATGGGTGGCAGATACAGACAGATAATATTATCCGACCACCAATTTACCCAAAACCAATGGGCGAATGATAAAAAAGCGCGCCCGAAGGCGCACCATAAATTACAACCATTGCAAACATACAAAAAACAAATAACATGGAAACAAAAAAACTCTCAGAAGCATTAGCCGAGTTGCAAGCAGCAGCGAGTGTGAGCGGATTGGACGTGCGATTAGTCGTTGCTGGGCAGACCGACACAGACAACGCACAAACTATCACGCTACAACAATTGCTCACGGCATTGAATGTACCCACTGCACAGAGTGGTACGCAAGGAACAACTAAGAACTACATTTATTCTACTGGTACTGATGCTGATAAAAACTGTGTTGCGTCATGTAACTGGTGGATCTATTCAGAAAATGGTAGAATATATGTTCGTTGGAAAAGATGGGGCGCTGATAATAATACTCATTATGACCATGATAATGAAGCACATCAAACATCACAGTATATGATACCATATATGGGTAGTGATGGTGGCGCATGTTATCAAGACGGACTTTTACCGTGGCAATGGGGGCAACGAATGAAAGACTGTGGAGTAAACTTTAGATTCATTCGAGAGGAGCTAAGTACAGCAGAATATGTTAATTTACGCTATCTGAATTTTGCAAATGGTGGAGCGTATGATACACCAATTTCTAAAGCAACAAGTGCTAAAGCAGGTGTAATGACAGCAGAGGATAAGACAAAGCTTGATAATTTAACTGCTTATGCGCGTGACCTTGGGAATTTTGAATCGGAGGAAGCGGCTCTTAATGCGCTTAAAGCTATTGAAATATCAAGCAACTCTAATATTGTACACGCGCATTGCACGTATGCTAACGGAGCAATGAGTATTACAATGATGCAGAGCATTGAAAATGATTATTGTAGACAGGTAATCTTCAATAAATCAAAGATTTTTCAACGCGCTATTTATTTTACTGACGGTACTCGCCAAGAAATAAGTCATGCAGAAGATTGGAGTTGTCTTTTCGGTGATAGATTACAATGGGATAGCGGAGAAAATAAATATGTATTACGCCAATTCGATTTGTCGTTCAATAAGGAACATACAGACCCTATACCCACCGCAACTGCAAACAATGATGGCTTAATGAGCAAAGAAGACAAACAACTTTTAGACCAAATTAAAACGAAACTTGGCTTATGACCAACCCCATCAGCACAACCAATAAAAGCATGACTATGGTAGAACCGCAACACGTTACAGAAGTCGCAAGAGGTATCAGCGATTTTGGAATGATGGCTGTCACAGCTGCATTTTTCCTTATCCTGTCAGCAGGAATGATGATTGCAATATTCAAATGGTTCAAATCCATCATCAACCAAATGATGCAAGACAACAAGGAAAGTTTGCAAGACCTAACAAAGATTACGAATACGCAAAACGATATGTTGCAAGACATATCAGAGGGGTTGCGAACAGAAACACAACTCCGCGTTCGCAATTTGACAGGCTTTGCATTTGACCTTTCCATTGAGCAAGTCTGCCGTCTGATTAAGAGGGTGCGAAAGGAGAACCACATCATAGACCACGAAGCGACCGCCATCAAGATACGAAAATCATTGAAAGTTATTCATGAAGACCGTAACAGCAGATTCGACCCATTCACTTTCCGTGGCAGACCACTGTCAGAGTATTGCCATGAAGATTGGATTGAAAATGTGGCTAAAGTGGTTGAAAGCGAAATTTACAATGAGGACGGAGAAAATAATGCCAGAGCCTATACTAATGTAAAACTCGCATACGACGATATCAAAACCGATTTTTATCAACGACTAATTAAATAGATATGGCAAATCCAAACGTATTAATTCCATTCGTATTACGCTATGAGGGCGGTTTCGTGAACGACCCGAAAGATAGAGGCGGAGCAACGAACAAAGGCATAACGCTGAACACATTCCGTTCTGTGTACGGAAGAACGAAGAGCGTTGCAGACTTAAAGAAACTTACCAATGAGCAATGGCGACACATCTTTAAAACGCTTTATTGGGATAAGTGTAATGCTGATATGATTAAAGACCAGAGCATTGCGAATATGCTTGTTGACTTTGCATGGCATAGTGGTGTAACAACGGCCGTTAAGAAATTACAGAAGATTGTAGGAGTTACTTCTGACGGTATTTGTGGGGTGCAGACTATAGGCGCGATTAATTCAAGATATGCAACGGAAACATTTAATTTGTTAAAAGCAGCGCGCATGAAATATTTGCAAAGTATCGTGAAGAATAAGCCTTCACAAACAAGGTTTATGAAGGGTTGGACGAAAAGAGTAAACGCTATCGAATATGGAAAACTCACTTATTAAGAAGTTGCGCTATTTGTTATTTGTTGTCGTGTGCGCGGTGTTCGCATGCATGGATACATCATGCTCGCGTAAGACCTATCACCAAATAACTAAATACGACACGCTAATCGTGCATCAGAGTGACACAATAGTTATCAATGATACAATTAGTAAGGTGTTAGAAGTTGTGCGCACAGATAGCGTTATTGAGCGTCTAACGACCTATATTGTTGTAGATAGTGCTGGCAACGTGAAAGAAAAGCAAGTGTATCGTGATAAAAGCGTGTATCACAATAAAGATGCGCTGAGAACGAATAGCCATGCGAACAATGTTCAGCGTGTACGCAATAGCAAAGAAAAGCAAACAACGATAAGTACAGAACAAAAGCAAGTCGCTGAAACAACTGCATTGCATGAAGCACAAAAGTTTGCTTTTAACACTATCATGACGGTTGCAATAATTGCAATCATCTATTATTACATATACAAGAAACGTAAGTGATTTTATTGTGTTTGAGTTGGCAAGCGAGGAACCGTGTGAGGTATCCTCTGCTTGCCTTTGTCTTTTAACCAATAAAATCCCGTAAAATGAAACAACTTGAAGAAATATATAACAGAGTGGTTGAAGCCACCTTAGAAGCGAGTGGATTAACGTTTGAGCAGCTTGCAATATCACGAACAGAAAGATGTGTTACGGCACGTGTTGTAATGATAGATACACTCATAGAGATAGGCTTTACAGAAACGGATATTGCAGCCGTTAGCGGAATGAGTCAGCAGCGAGTAAATTCACTTAAGAATAGTGCAAGGTATAGGCTTAAGGGGCTTGCTGCACGGGTGATGAGGGAGGAAATGAAGAAGCGTCTGGTTATGCAATAGCGGAAAATAATCGGTGAGAATATGGCAGACTGATTTTTACAAACAACTCACAAACAACAAACAAAACTAACAAGCAACTCACAAGCAACTTGTCACAATCTTTGCGGTATCGGGGGATATTCCCCGACCGACTTAATACATTTATAATTATGGACAATGTAGAGAAAGTAATCTGTTGCGACAGAGGGAACAATGATGCCCTTGCCTATGCAGCAATGGCGAACAAAAACAATGACCCTCTTGCAATGGCAGCTATGATGAATGGTGGTTTGGGTGGCGCGAACCAATGGCTTAACAATCCATTTTTGTACCTTATCTTCCTTGCTATGTTTGGTGGCAATGGCTTCGGGTTCGGCAACCGCAATGGTCTGCAAGATGCGGAGATACAGGGCCAAATCCAATCTTTGCGCTCGCAAATGGCCGACAATCACAATTCAGACTTGTTGATGCAAGCAATCAAGGGTAATAACGATGCTCTTACAACACTGGGTGCAAACCTAAATTGCGACTTTAATCAGTTGCAGCAAGGAGTGTGCGCGGTACGTTCAGCCATTGAACAAGTTGCGGGTCAAGTAGGTTTCTCTGCTGAGCGAGTTATTAACGCAGCCGACAAAGGAAACGCAGCTGTAATTCAGGCAATTCAGAATTGCTGCTGCAACACACAGAATGGTATCACCAAGATGGGCTACGAGAACCAGCTCGCAATACAAGGACAGACCAACGCCTTGCAGCAGAGCCTTAATTTCGTAAACTCATCAGTGGAGCGTGGATTTAGCTCTGTAGGCTACCAAATGTCGCAAGACAAGTGCGATGTTATTCGTGCTGGACAGGACAACACGCAGCGTATAATTGATGCCCTTAACAATCACTGGTATGCTGACATTGACCGCAAATATCAAGATGCGAGATTGGAGCTCTCTCAGCAGAACCAAACTGCCGCACTGATTGCTGCTTTGGGCAAGACTACGACTGCAACGACATGAGGAGGTGTTTCCAAAAAGGAAATAACCACTGATAACCATTCTATTGACGCCAACGAAAAGGTTGACAACAATAGCTTTTTCGCGAGGTCGCGAAAAAGGTTGAAATAGAAGTAATAACAAGCACGTGGGGAGGTGATTGCCCCACGTGCTACTAATAAGTTAAAATCATGCTATTCAAAGACATAAAGACTGGCTACCCGATTTACTTCCTTGACAAGGAGAAAACAAGGTACTATCAAGGCAAAGCCGTGAGTGTTGCAGTTCCGCGTTACGACAATAACCAAGCCAAAGCTTTCGGTGCGCAGCCTACTGGTCTTGTTGTGGATATAACCATTGAGGCAGATGGTGCAACCAAGACATACACAATTCCCGAAACTGCATCAATAACGTATGCTGGGCATCTTGTGTTGTCAACTGACAAGGACGGAATACTAAGAGAGGTGGAAGCACTTAAAGCTGCAAGCGAGGAGGCATTGTCACAGGTTGAGATACACAAGCAAACGGTGATAAATTGTAACCAGTTGTTGGAGGATCTTAATCCTGCTTTTGCCGAAAAACGGGCGCAAGACAAGCGGATTGAGGGAATTGAGAACGAGGTAAAGAGCCTTGGCGCTGTCCTTCGTGATTTTATCAACGAATTTAAAAAATGATGATTATGGGAAGATTGTATATTGTGTTTTGCAAGGGTGGTGGTAAGTGCAATCACTTCGACAAGGAAAGTGCAGAGGAAGCGGTAAGCCGCATATACTACACGACTAAGGACGGTACAGAACATCACGGGCCGCATTGGAGCATGGAGCAGGTTCTTGAAGCAACGAAGGGGTTGCAGTTCAAGCCTTGTGTGACGGATTACGACAAGTATGTAGCGTTTAACGCTGCTTATGCCGACTTGTGCAAGACGTTGACAACAGACCTGATTATAGAAACAGGTCATGCGTTTTTCTTTGAGGACGAAGACGCGCCTTGCAACAAGATATGGCGGTATATGAAGAGTTTTGAATAAAAAAAGCGTGACACATCGTCACGCTTTTTGCTATAATCCGAGTCGCTTGATTAGGTAGTCACCTACTGCAAGGTTTTGCTCTTTTGCAGAGGTTTTTATTTTGTCTACTGCCTTTTGCGGCATTCGGCAGTATAAGACTGCATCACCGACTTTTTTGCGACCTGCGTTTGTGCGTTTGCCGCCCCAGTTGTTTTTATTCATAGATTATTCATTTTTTTTATATCATAAATCTTAAATACCCAGCAGGACACCAATGTGTTCCGTACTTCGCATCAATGCTTGATAAGTATTTTTCAATGTATATCATACAACTTGTGTAAATTATGCTTATCTTTGCGCTGTCAACCCTGATAGGGTTGTGGATTGAAACGCTCTTATGAGCATAATTTCTACTATTATAGATAAGTTCGAGATTTAAATCTCGTGGTTAGCCCCACCACATGAAGGTGGGGCTTTTTGTTATTTCTGGTTGCGCCAGAGTTCGTAATCGTCACAACTTTCGAAGCCAATGTAACCGCCAACTACGGCAACTACTTTTGATGCCCAAGGCATGGCATCTATTGCCTTTTTACGCCAGTATGAAGTATGCTTTTCGCATTCGTAAAATTCATTTCTCATTGTAATTGACTTAACCGTGATGTCGAGGGCTGGTCGTTTTAATTTATTCTTAAATTCTTTCTTAATTACGTTGCAAAGATATAGCTTTTATTTTGAAATTGCAAGTAATTTCAAAATAATTTTTGCATTATATATTGCAAAACATATTTTTGGGCAGTAAAACGCCTGATAAGCATTATCTTTGCGCCCAGTAGTTTTTGCGAAAAGCGTGATAAAATCGCACGCAGCTAAAAGAAATGCGTGCGAAAATGCGTGCTATTTGTTGTGGTTTGTTGCGATATATTGCGCAACGCAAAATTATAAATGTTTGATAATCAATCCCCTATTGCGTTATACCAACACAACTAAAAACAATCCGTGAGTCCTATCAGGCGCACTTCTTAAAATGCTAAGTAGTTAATTATCAGCTATTTAGCATTTTTTTCTTTTATATAATTGCTACAGTTTTTGCCAACATTATTCGCTGTTAATTTATTTTGCTTGGCAAAGTTTATGTTGTTTTCATCCGTATTTCTCATAATTTCATTGCATTTCACTTGACATCGCCCATTTTATGAGTCACCAAATAACAAACTATAGTCAGCTAGATTAGCTCACATATTCTATAAATAGATATATATATCATCTATATAACACAAAAGTCACTATC